GATCGGCAGCAGTGGAGATTACGCAAAGATCACATCAGAAGGTAAGAAATCCGTGGTTATGGCGGCAGGTTTTGACTCGATGGCAAAAGCAAAAATTGGAAGTTGGATCACTCTTGCCGAATGGGTAAGAGTAAATGATGATGATAAAACCATTTGGAAACCAAAATGTGTAAAAACAGAGTATGTAGACGGAGAAAAAATCAAAGAAGATACATTTTACAAGCTGATTGATGGAGAATTTAAGGAGGTTAAAACAAATGACTAACGAAACAGCAGTTGCGGAGAAAAAAGAATCTGTAAGAACATTTGACGTTGCTCTTGCAGAGAAGTTAGAAGAAAACAAAATGGCACTTCCAAAGAATTTCAACAGAGAAAGATTTGTGCAAAATACATTAGCATTACTGCATGACAATCCAGATCTTATGAAATACAAGCAATCTGAAATTATGATGGGCCTGATGAAAGGAGCAACATTGGGACTGGACTTTATGAACAAAGAGGCATATTTGATCCCATACAAAAACCAATTGCAATACCAAACAGATTATCGTGGAGCAATCAAACTAGCAAAGCAATATTCGACCAGACCGATCAAAGATATTTATGCAAAATTAGTAAGAGATGGGGACGAATATGAAGTTGCGGTTGTTGACGGAAATCAAACGGTAAATTATAAGCCGTTGCCATTTAATGACGGAGAGATAAAAGGTGCATTTGCGGTTGTCATATTTGAAGATGGCACAATGAAATATGACGAAATGAGCAAGAAAGAGTTAGAGAACACCAGACAGCACAGCAAAATGAAAAACGGTTCTGCATGGACGGATTATACCGGGGAGATGTATAAAAAGACAGTTTTACATAGACTGTGCAAAACCATTGATTTGAATTTTGAGAACCCGGATCAAAGAAAGATTTTTGTTGAAGATGTTGCAATTGAAACAGACATAGAAAAAATTGCAGAAAATGAAATTGAAGAAAATGAAAACTCCGTTGATTTTGATGAAGATGTAATTGACGGAGAAGCAACAGACATTGAATAGAAGAGAGGAGATTTAACTATGATTAAAGCAAATGGTGGACATGTAGAATTTTCTGGAACTACAATTGAGTTGATGGCTGAATATGCAGCTGTGACAGAGAGCTTGTTTGAAATGTTTGTGAAAAATTACGGAGAAGTGGGGAATAGTCTGGTTAAACGTGCATATAAAATTGGAAAGAATGCGTATAAAGAAGATGCAAAGAACGATATGAGAGGAGAAGATAAAAATGAGAATCATATCTAGTGAATGCGATTATGACGCTCCATATGAAAAGTGCTTTTTATCAATTAGAGAGTCAAATATAAGCGGAAAGTTTCAGATTGTAGCATCACAATACATGACTGAAACAAGCGAAAGTCATGTTATGGGTAACTATAATACAGCAGAGGATGCTTCCAAAGTGCTTAATTCATTGAGAAAGTGTTATTTTGATAATTACGCATATTATGTATTCCCTAAAAATTCAGAGTATTCAAGCAGGGAAAGGAATGATAGAAATGATTCTCGAATGTATCGCAACAGGAAGCAGTGGTAATTGTTACATTTTACAAGCTGACATTGGTGAAAGACTTGTATTGGATGCAGGGATATCAATATCTAGGTTAAAGCAGGCTATTGATTTTGACATTAAAACCTTAAGGGGTTGCTTGATAACACATCATCATAAGGATCACGCAAGATGCGTTGATGACTTAGAGAGGATTGGGGCATATGTTTATATGCCCTACGATATAGAAAATCCAAAAACACTTAAAAAAAATTATTGGGGAGGTTTTTCTGTATCATCTTTTCCACTGGATAATAACAATGGCAGTTTTTGCCATACAGATGCAGACGGAACAGAATGCCCATGCTACGGATATATGATAGAGCATGAAGAGATGGGGAAAATGCTTTATATAACGGATACGCAGTATGTAAAGTGGAGATTCAAGGGAATAAATCATATTTTACTTGGCGTAAATTATGACAAAGAAATTGTTGATGAAAACGACACAAAACGAAGCCATATATATAGAGGTCATATGTCAATAGAAACAGCTTGCAGATTTGTAAGTGTGACGGACTCTAAATGCCTTAGAAACGTCATAATGTGCCATTTGAGCAAGAGTAATGGAGATGGTGACAACTTCATTGCGAGAATGGAGAAATGCGTTAAAGCAGCAAATGTAGACGTTGCAGAGGCAGGTAAAAAATGGAGATTAAGAAATAACAATTGTCCTTTTTAGAAAGGAGATATTTTGAGCGAAGCAGAAACGATTGTTGAAATGTTCCGAGACAAATTGTTTGAGTGGTTTAATTCTGATGAGATATTTGATAGCAGGGCGTACAACACGTGCAAACCATATCAAACACTTGTTGATGAACTAGAGGGTACGGTAAACAAAATAGCAGACGAGTTGAAAGAGAGGTATTGAAATGAAAGACGAAGAATTGAAAGCAGAGAATACGGAAGATGTTGTAACTTACAAATGTCCAAGATGCGGAAAGGAATTTGAACATCTTGAGAGCATTAAACCTAATTTTTGCATGAACTGCGGATGCGGATTCTACTGGGAGGATGATGAAGAGGAATGAATAAAAGAAGTTTTGCACAGGCAATGGCAATAGAAAAGAAGAACAAAGAACGCCTGTTGAAACTGAATCCCAGGCTTAACGAAAGAAGTGGAATTTATTTCTTGACAAGGATTGATGAAAACGGATTCAAGTATGCGTATGTTGGACAGGCAAAGAATTTGTTACAACGACTTGCATCGCATTTGTCGGGATATAAGCAACACATAGATTTGTCTCTCAAAAAGCATAAACTATGGTCGCAGGAAAATCCGTATGGTTGGGTCGTGAATTTTGAGAATTTTTCACAAAATCGGCTAGATGAGATGGAAAAATACTACATTAAGAAATATGCAGATGACGGTTACCAACTTCGAAATGTCAGCGTTGGTGGTCAAGGGTCTGATCGGTCCAGTGGACAGATTGGAGAAAGAAAGCCACCAAAGGGATATAGAGACGGTGTTGAGCAAGGCAAAAAGAACTTGGCAAGGGAATTATCCAGTATTGCCGAAAAGCACCTTAAAATCGAAATCAGAGATGATAAGAAGAACAACAAGGTGTCACAAAAGCAATACGATAAATTCATGGATTTATTGAGAGCAGGTGATTCAGAATGATATTTATGATTAAGCAGTTTATAAAAGCATGGCTGTACTATCCAGAATTAGTTAAATACATAAATGATAGGCTGAATATTGATTATCCAACATCACGTTTTACATATTCGAAGCATTGCTGTTTGACGGCAAGAAAAATGAAGAAATCAGGTCGTTGGATTTCAATTTATAAAATGAAAGGAATTGAACGTAACGGCCAACAAAAATCAAAGAAAGGAAAGTATGGTGGATAATAATTATTTTTGCGATGGTCAAATGAATTTATTTGACTTTTCAAAAAAGCCTATATGCATTACAAAACCAATAAGGTTGATAGAATTGTTTGCAGGATACGGTTCGCAAGCCATGGCATTGAAAAAGATTGGTGCTAAATTTGAGCATTATAGAGTTATTGAATTTGACAAGTACGCCATTGCAAGTTATAACGCAATACATGGAACAGATTTTCCTACAATGGATATAACAAAGATTCATTGTGATGATTTAGGGATAGAAAATACTTCGGATTTCACTTACTTACTTACTTACTCATTCCCATGTACTGATTTGTCTGTTGCCGGGAAACAAGCAGGAATGTCTAAGGGGAGCGGTACGAGATCAGGCTTGTTGTGGGAAGTTGAGAGAATACTAAGTGAAATCATAGATGGACGTGGAGAATTGCCACAGATTTTGTTTATGGAAAATGTACCACAGGTACACGGAAAGAAAAACATTGAAGATTTCAAAAAGTGGTTGGAATTTCTTGAAAGTTTAGGTTACACAAATTATTGGCAAGATTTGAATGCTAAAAATTATGGTGTGGCACAGAACAGAAACAGGTGCTTTATGTTTTCGTTTCTTGGCAATTACTTATATGATTTTCCACAGCCTATACCCCTCAAAAAGAAGTTAAAAGACTATCTTGAGGATAATGTAGATGAAAAGTATTACATTAACAATGAAAAGGCAGACAAGCTGATAAAACAGCTTATTGACAACGGCACATTGCCACAAAACAGTCTTAACAGACAGAAAGACAGACAGACTTGCGTTGACGGAACAATCAATAAACCGCAACAGAGAGAAATTGCAAACTGCATTAAGGCAAGATATGACTGCGGAATATAAAGCTTGCGGTCAGACGGAAACCTTGTTGTTAAGCAATCAAGCAACGCAGATTGAAAAGCATGATTTAGGAGTGATTATGGCAGATGTAAGTGTAATAGGTTCTCTTGAAGCAAAATTTGAGAGTACAAACAGAATTTATGATGTGGGGGGGTGTAGTCCAACATTGAGTACAATGCAAGGTGGCAATCAAGAGCCGAAAATTCTTGAAGTAAAGCAGTTAGGATTTATGGATAATGGAACAGGAAAGCACCAATCAAACACAGTATATGACGAAAATGCAATTTGCCCTAATATCACAACAGTTGAGGGTGGCGGTACACAACAGATTAAAGTGTGTGAAAGTCAGATAGTTGCTATGCGTGGCAGAAATCCTGATAATGCGTCAGATAGGACTGTGGGGAGTCCAACAGAGCAGAGACTAGAGTTAAATAAACAAGGAACAAGTAATTGCTTAACTAGTGTGCAGAAAGACAACCTCGTTATAGAAGAAAGCATAATACAAAGGGCAAGAGGTTTTAACAAAGGCGGTCAGTACGAAATATGTCCCCCTGTTACTGCACATAGTTTCCAAGAAAACAATCTATTAAAATGCCAATACCGTATACGAAAATTAACACCAAAAGAGTGCGGACGGCTGATGGGTGTATCTGATGAAGATATTGACAAAATGGCAGCGGTAAACAGCAACACACAGTTATATAAGCAATTCGGAAACAGCATTGTTGTAGATGTTATGTGTGCTATGTTTCAATGCTTGAATATTAGACAAGGAGAGTGATTTTAATGAAGATTTTAACAAACAAGAAATACAAGTGAAAACATGAAGGGTAAACACACGTACTGCTTTGCTTGCACATTTTCTTATGCGTATAAAGAATATTATGGCAGTGTAGAACACGAAACTTATGGATGCTTGTTTGAAATTCCTTGTGAGGGTTTCATAAAGAGAAAGGAAATGTAGGATGAAAATAATTGATTGGATTCGAAAAAAGATAAATGCTAGTTATGATAGATGCTATTTGGTAATGAAAGAGAATTTTTCAAAATCCGCTGACGAGTATCATTGCCCTGGAATGCACGTTGTAGACAGCGGCACTGTTTATCTATCACATGAATGTCTACACTGTCCGCACTTAAAATTTATACAGGAGGCAGATTTGAATGATTGACGAACAGAACATTATCCAAAAGTTGCAACAGAGAATTGATGAATACCTGTTGAAATATCCGAAAGAAAAAGATTCGGAAAAGGTTACAACAATTCGTGAATTTATTCACATATTAAAACTCGAAGCAAAGGAGAATTAAAAATGACTAATCAAGAAAAGTATAAAGAAGAGATATTAGATCTTGTAATATCTAATGCGTGTATAGGAGTTGATAATGAAACTGGTGAATTGGCTGCTTGCAGTTCGAGGGGTGGTTGTGCGTGGTGCAAATTTTATGATGATCCAGCACCTTGCGCTAAACTAAGGAAAAAATGGTATAACGAAGAATATGTTGAACCTAAAGTTGATTGGTCGGAAGTGGCGATTGATACCCAAATATTGGTATCGAACAACGAAGTAAATTGGTATAGGGGTTATTTTGCTGGCTTTGACGGAAACTTCGTGTCTGCTTGGAAAGGTGGATCAACATCATGGTCGGCTCAATTTGCTGATTATGTAAGTAAGTGGAAATATGCAAAGTTATTAAAATAATAAGGAGGATGAAAGCGATGAGAAATTTAGAGGTTTACGAAGAAAGTTTAATGGAGAATTATTTAAACTCTAACTACAATTATGTAGGTGTAGAAGAAAAGACCGGGGAAATGAGAATCTGCAAAGACATAAAATGCTCTGAATGTTCAATCGGAAAACTTAAAGAAGAAAACAAATTACAAAAATGCTCTGACGCATTTAAGATTTGGGCAAATGAAGAATATAGAGCACCAATGGCTTTTTGGGAGGATGTTGATGTTGATACCCCAATACTTGTAAGAGATTATCCTACCGATTGTTGGCATAAAGCACATTTTGCAAAGTATAAAGATGGAAATGTGTTAGCGTTTAAAAATGGGAAAACATCTTGGTCGGTTGACCAATATTCTTCATTGATTGAATGGAAATATGCAAAACTTGCAGAAAGTGAGGAGTAGAAAATGAGTATCGCAGGAGAAAATAAAGAAGTGGATGAGATATTATATACATTGTGCCAGCACAATGTAAGTATCATGGGTGGGTGGTGCCCATTCCCAGCAACCGCAATAGCAAAGACACTTGATATGAGTGTGCATAAAGTAAGATACCATTTGAGAAAACTAAAGCAGCAAGGGATTGTTGATAGTATTCGTGAGGGTGGAATGACGGAGTATGGAGAACTATTTTGTAATAATGGGTGGCACATAACTGAAAAAGCACACGATACAAACGAATATAAAAAAGCGTATAAGGAAGAGAGAAAATTATGCAAAGAATGCTTTGATATTGACATTGGTAGCTGAATAACGTGAACGTAGAAAGGAGCAGAGGAATGAACATTGACGAAGCGATAAAGAAATATAGAAATATGGCAACAAAAGGCAATGCCATATTCTCAAATAATCCCGATCTTGCCGAAAAACACAACAAGGAACACGAACAGATTGTAGAGTGGCTTGAAGAACTAAAATGGTATTGGAGTATGCTCAAGCGATGCCGATCTTTTTCTTTCTATGTGGATAAGCAGAATCAGCATATAAAAAAGTGTGAACATACATTTGCATCCTGTCACCATACAGAATTAAAATGTTCAGAATGCCCAGTGACGGAATTGTTAGGCGAAGAATTTTCAAATGTAATAGTTAGGTGTTATGAAGATTTTTATACTGCTGGAGTCTATGCAGGAAGTGCGTATGGAAGGTATGAAGAGTTGGAACACATAAAGCGAAAGAACCACGAAGCATCGGAAGAAGCAAAGCGTGAAGAATTTATAACTGGAAGAAAAAAGCATAGAAGCATAATTCAAAGATTTATAATAAGGAGATGATGAAGATGAACATTGATGAAATAATACACTGGTTGAAGGAAATGCAAGGTCCAGCAATGAGTGAAGCGGAATTATACTGTGCCGGGTCTTGTTACGGTACTGGCGAGCTGGCGTATTCATCTCCAGAAGATTACGCTTTATACGAAGCAATCAATGCTTTGGAACAGTTAAAAGAGTATCAGCACTTAGAGGAACTTATCGGCATACCGCTGAAAGATCTTACTGAAATCTTACGTCAGCAAATTCCTGATTGTTGTCAGCATCCGAAGAAAGCAATCGTACTGACTGATGGTGATGTTGACAAATGGAGAGAGTATAAGACTTTCGAGGAAGATGACAGACTTATCAAGCTACCTTGCAAGGTGGGAGATAAGATATATAGTATTTATCGTTGTTTCGATGATGGTGTGCAGGAACTTATAGTAAAAGGAATACATATGCATTCTTACACGCCTACTAAAACAATATTATACATTGAATTTGAATCTGACGATCAAAGATGCTGCGGTAAATTAAGAGCAGAAGAACTTGGTAGAACATTATTTCTAGCAAAAGGCGAAGCCGAAGAAAAACTGAAAGAATTGAGAGGTGATAAGAATGACAATTGATGAAGTAATACAGTTATTGAGGTTTAATAATAAACATTTTGCTGACTTAGGAAACACGGATTTACTGAAAATGTCCGACTGGCTTGAAGAACTGAAAGCGTATAGAGAGTCAGTATTTAGTGGAGATATGACACAGGCAATGCTTAAAGAGGAGTACAACAAGGCTATTGATGATCTCATATCAAAGTGCGAATCTGCTAAGTTTGCAGACGATGATGAAACCGTACTTTCCGACATCCACCAGGGAGTGAATAGCGGATTAAGTATGGCTATACATTTTGCTAAAGAATTGAGAGGTAGAGAAAATGAGTGATAAGCAGAGCAATCTCACAGACAAAGAAATGGAAGATTTACAGAACATAGTAACTGACACATTAGCAAGTGTATGTTCTATGGCAGATAAGAATAACATTGATAGAGATAGTATGCTGAAATACTTAGCTGATATGCTCACAGCTTTTGCAGAAGTGGCAAGCGTACAGAATTATGAAACTAAACACACCAATGCCGACAGAATAAGGCAGATGTCAGACGAAGAATTAGCGGAGCTTCTTATAACTTTTAAGAACACATTCGGTGAAGAATACGAGGGAGAAGCTAGTTGTATGGATTGGCTTCAATCAGAAGCAGAATAGGAGAGGTGAAGAAGATGAATAACAGTGCAAGAATAATTAAAAACTTTATTGAGTTTCAAAGAAATGTGTCTACTGAAAAAGCAATACATAGCCTAGAAGAATTAAAACGCTTTGTTATGTGGGATGATGTTGAAAATGACAGCTTTTCAGCAGACGCTTATGAGGCTATTGATTTGGCAATTGATGCGTTGAAAAAGCAGCTCACAAGATTACAGTAATTTAGATAGGAGAGAGCATGGAAGATAGATATTTATTCAAAGGCAAAGAAAAAGATAGTGGAAAATGGCTAGAATGGAATGCAATAGCAGGGATCCCACATAATGTAACTATTTTAACTGATACCATCTGCCAATGCACAGGCTTGAAAGATAAGAACGGTAATATGATTTGGGAGAATGATGTTATAAAATATCGTTTTGGCAATGTATATGCACAAATCAGATATGGAGCATATAAAAGCTGCTTTGATAGTCAAAAAACAGAGCACATAGGATTCTATGTGGATTGGTCAGAGAGCAGGAATTATCGCAAAGACTTAGGATATTGGATAAACATGGTTAATGCAGAGGTTGTTGGAAATATTTTTGACAACTACGAATTATTAGAAAGTGAGGGATAATTAAATGAATATAGGATTTGCTTGTTCAATAGTTCATAACATAAATTCTGAAAAATATTCAGAAGATGAAAAAATTGAAGCATTAAAAATGTTCTTAGAAATGCAAACACACAATGGAACAACTAAAGAACAAATTATTAAAGCATTTCGGTGGTTTTGGAATTTTTGTGTTGAAGAAAGTGAGGGGATAAAGATGAGTGATTTAATTGATACATTAATTAAAATGCTTAAAGATAGCAATGCAGGGTATGTTAAGACTAAGGTTGGCGAGTACACAATTTTTGTTACGGATGACGATGATGGAGCCAAGGTGCTTGATGAAGCTTGGGAAAATTACGTAGAAGAAAGTGAGGAATAACAATGATGACAAGACAAGTATTTATTTTTTTAATTGCGCTGAATACATTGTACGCAGCAATCAATTACAGTCGTGGCAACTATGGAAATATAGCTATAAACATAATCGCAGTTGTGGCATGTTTGACAGTATTGAGAGGAGAAAAAAGATGACAGAAAAAAAGATGACAGAGATTGAAGCAGCAGAAATGTTAAAGGCGTATTATGTTTGCCAACAAATGCAAGTCAAAGGAATTTATGAAAAATGTAATAGCAATAAGTGTGATGATTGCGATTTGTGTTATAAACAAGGCAACAACGGTGAACGAATTGAGAGTACAAAAATAGCAATACTGGCACTGGAAAAGCAGATTCCAAAGAAACCTATACGATGTCAGAGAAGTCGCATGGGTAATGATTATGAAGATTATTATTGCGCTTGCGGCAATTTTATAGGATATGAACCACAAATAACTACAATGCTTAACGATGGTAAAATACCTGTCAAATATTGTGACAAATGCGGTCAGAAATTAGACTGGAGTGGAGAAACTGTTGAAAAAAATGTATTTTGTGAACACGATTATCGTATTTTGTCTGATTATCAACAAACGTCAGCAAAATCTAAAAAAACAACGCATTATGTTATAGCTAAATGTATTAAATGCGGCAAAAAACAGAGATTTATTGATAACGGTTTTGGACAAACAATAGGAGGTGTAACAGATGAGACCTATTGATGCGGATGACTTAGTAAGATTCTTGAACATGATGGATGCTTATTCGTCTTTAGGGATGACAAGAATTAAATCTATTATAGAAGTTATCAATCGACTACCTACCGTTTATGATATCGACAAGATTATTGAACAGCTAAAAGAAGAAATGGAACTTGCATATGTTGATTTTGATAGATATGTTGAAGAAGTCGATCCTTGTTTTGATTCTGAATATGATGATTTTTTTCATAAGGGCTTAGGAAGAGCGATCAAGGTATTAAAGGCAGAAAGAAAGGAATAACGAATCCATGGTAAACCATGGTTATGCAGCGGAGAAAATAAGAATGGCTGTATAGAAAAATAATCATTGTGGCTATAAGGTGCGTAACGGAAACAATACGTATCGCATAAAAGCAATCTAAAAATTTATCCACGATTACAAAGTGATTTGTAGCGTGGTGTTATGACAAAAAAATTAAAAGTATGTTGGGTAAGTGCTGGAATATCAAGTTTTATGGCAGGTTATCTTGCAGGAGATGTAGATAAATGGATCTATATTGATATACAAGACCAACATACAGACAGTATCCGATTTATCAAAGATTGCGAAAAAGCAATCGGGAAAGAGATTGAGATACTAAGATCAAAAGAGTACAGAAGTGTAGAAGAGTGCGTCAGAGTGTTTGGTGGGTTTAGAAATCCTGCTAATGGCTTCGCTCCATGCACAAACTGGCTGAAAAAGAGAGTGCGTAAAGAGTGGGAAGAGCAGCACAAAGATTATGAACTTACATATGTATGGGGTTTCGATCTAAAAGAGAAGAACCGGGCAGAGAGAACTGTTGAAGCAAACCAACAAGCTAACCATGAGTTTCCGCTTATTGACAAAGGATTGTCCAAAGAGGAAGTACATGGAACGTTTGAGAGAACATTTGATTTTGCAAGACCGGAAATGTACGAACTTGGTTATCCAAACAACAACTGCATAGGATGTGTTAAAGGTGGAATGGGTTACTGGAACAACATCAGAAAAGACTTTCCAGAAGTGTTTGAGAGTCGTGCGAAGCTGGAAAGAGATGTTGGATACTCAATGCTTAAGGATAATTACGGCAAACCTGTGTTTTTAGATGAATTAGACCCAAACAGAGGAAACATGAATACGGAGATTTTCCCAGATTGTGGGATAATGTGTTATTTGAGTTTATGCGAGAGGTGAAAGAATTGTGAAAAAGTATGTGTATGTAGCTTATTCAAAAGATAAGTATAAATTGCCGATTTTCATTGCTGACAGTCCTAAAGAGCTGTCGGCAGTAGTCGGAGTAGACTCGAATACAATTTCTTCTATGATATGTCGTGCGAAAACTAAAGGAAAAGAATGCCGTTTTGCAAAAGTGGATATCAGTGAAGTATGAAAGGAGAGAAAAAATGGAAAGTAATAAGAAAACTTATAGTGATAATGAAATATATGGTGCCTTAAAAATTATAAGGGACATATGTAACAATAATGGTTCAGCATGTAGAGATTGCAAATTGTCTTACAGCGAGAATGGTATTCCCTATTGCGGCGTAAGCCAAACACCCAATGTGTGGAGACTTTCTGAGCTACCGGGCGAATGGAAGCCGTTTGAAAAGGAGAAAACAGAATGAAAAATAAAATTAGAGTATATATAAGCGGAAAGATTACTGGTACTGATGATTATATCGAAAGATTTCAAGAAGCAGAAAAACGCATAAACGATCTTATGGACGTAGATGTTATAAACCCGGCAAAGATATGTTCTATGATTCCAAAGTATGCGTTTACACACAATGAATACATGGAGTTGTGTATGCTCTTGTTATCTAAATGCGATTACATCTATCTTATGAAAGGATGGGAAGAATCCGCAGGAGCAAACATGGAATATGGCTATGCGGTTGCCGCTGATAAAATCATACTAAAGGAGTGATGACTTATGCCAGATAAAACCCATGGTAGAAAATCAAAAGGGATTAAACGTAATGATGCAGATTCGAAAAAATGCGTTTTCCCAAACTGCTTTGTATGTCCGTTGCCAGACTGCACTTGCAATAAAATGTTTAAGTCTGAAAGACAATATCTTCGCAGGATGGATATGTTTAGAAACTTTCAAAATTCTGCATTAAACGGTACGACAGAATACAATTTGCAAAGGCAGTACCCGGAATGCACTGATAACGAATTGACGGTAAGTATAAAAAGTATTTTTGAATCAATGGAACGGCAAAGGAGATGAGGAAATGTTGATTTTAGGTGATTTGCTTGAGCATATTGATGAATGCGAGGTTGAAGTGTGTAACGGATCAGGAACAACACTTTTTGTATTAACATTAAAGGCGTTGGAAAAATCAGGTCTATATATGTCGGATCAACTATTAGACAGTGAAGTTTTAACTATAAACTGTAGTAATGTAAATCGGTTGCGTGTAAACGTGAGCATGCATGAGGAGGTGACAGAATGAAACAATTGGGAGATGAAATAAATACTTCCATCTTAAAAATAGCTAATCAAGTGCAAGAAACAGAAAGCGAATTTATATTTCGGTTTCTTAGTGACTTTGCACATTCAACGTATCAAGTTGTTATTGAGAAAGAAGAACTTTTTAAGGCTATTCAATTGATTAGAATGTCTAAAGAGTTTGGCCCTAGTATTGATAGGCGATGGGAGACAGCCACGCAACAGTTAGAATGGTACAGGCGATGACTATATTGTCGAGTTTTTGAGAGAAGAGAGGTAATGTTAAAAATGACTGATGAAGAAAGAAATGTACTTGTAGAACAATCTATGGAGAAGAATAAAAAAGGTTGTGCTACGAAAAGAGCCTTAGAAGCACAAAGAAAACTATATGAAGAAGCATATCCATTTCACGATGTTGGTGGTTATGAGGATATGGATGAGATCGCATTTGGAACTAACGATACAAGTGATAACAGATAACGGAGAGAAAACAATATGGAATGTTGTAGATATTGCACTGCTGAAACTGGAAGAAAGGTAGGTTGTCATGGCACTTGTGAAAAATACATTAAAGAGCGATCGGAGTATAACCAAGAAAAGAATCGCATATTTAATGAAAAAGTACGGAATAGTGTGATGGTTAGTTACATTACCGATCCGGTCAGAAGCGTAAAAAGAAAGAAACTTAGGAGGAAAAAATAATGGCACACAATAAAAGAGCAGCTATGCGAAGAGAAGCGAGAGAGCAGAAAAAAACGAAGTTGAACAGTTTGGAACATGAATGGCTTGCGAGAGCAACGGTTCATCCTGTAGGCGGCAAGGCGTTGGATAAAATGGCCATGAAATATTATAAATTTGGGTTGGCAAATGGAATGTCAACATCAAGTTGCATTATATTTCTAGCACTTCATGAATATTTTGGATTTGGAGAGAAGAGAATCAATACTTTGATGAAGTGCGTAGCAAAAGAATCCATGAAAATGGATGAAGCACCAACAGAATTTAATGTTGACTTCTATCAGAAGAAATTAGAAGAGGTTATGGACATTTCTTTAGAATCTTATAGCGAAGATAAGATTCTAAATACGGATTATAAATAAGGGGGCTGATATTATGGCTAGAAAAAGGTCATTTAGTCGTGATGTAATCACATCTACGTCATTTTTGGACATGCCACTGTCTGCACAGGGGTTGTATTTCCACCTGTGCATGAACGCTGACGATGATGGTTTTATCGACAATTCCACAAGCGTTGCTAGATACTGCCAAGCAACAGCAGATGATATGCAATGCTTGTTCGATCGGGAGTTTATACTTCCGTTTCCAAGTTCTGATGTAATAGCAGTGAAGCACTGGAAACGGCACAACACGATACAGTCAGACAGATACACACCTACGGTATACAAGTTTGAGATTTCTCTTTTGGGCCTTACAAAGCAAGGGGAATATACTTTTAATGAGAGAGAAGCTAACTGCTTGGCAACAGAAGCAGGTGCGTCATGGAAAAAAGTTATTAAAGATTTGGAAAGACCGGGTACTGGTCTGCGTAGACCAAAAAGAAAAATCATTAAAGACGATAAAGGAAATATGGTTCGCCAAAAAATAGAAAGAACAAAAGGTGGATATGTTGCAAAGACGAATCATCTCGATCGCGGAATAGGTACTCCAGTAACGATAGTTGTACCAAGATCATTTGTAAAACCAACAATTGCAGAATTAAAAGAATACTGCGAACACAGAAAAAATAATGTGGATGTAGAAAAGTTTTACAAATACTATGAATCAAGAGATTGGTTCATAGGGAACAAAAAGATGATTGACTGGAAAAAGGCTATAAGGGACTGGGAACTGATGGAGAAGAAATCCTTGCCCTTAAAACAAAAAAATGACAGCGAGGTAAAAGCTAATGACTAAAGATGATGCAGAAAAAATTGTAATGATGATGGAAGCGGCTTATCCAAACTATCATCCGAACAAACGATACACTGTAAATGCATGGGGTGTACTTTTGAAAGACTATGATTATGATGTGGTTGAAATGGCGTTAAAATCTTATATTATGAGCGAAAATAAGGGATTTGCTCCATCAATCGGTCAAATTGTAGACATTATACATCGTATTCAACGCCCTGATCGGCTAAACTGTGCGCAGGCGTGGGCGTTGGTGTCAAAAGCAATGCAGAATAGTATATATCATTCTGTGGAAGAATTTGAGAAATTGCCTAAAACAGTGCAAAATGCCGTTGGCTCTCCTGGAGAACTTAGGTCTTGGGCAACTTCTGAAAATTTTAACGAGAATGTAACAAGAAGCACATTCTATAAGATTTACAACCAAGAACTGGAGAAAGAAATACAATCAGAAAAATCAACCAATGAATTTAGGAACGCTATTGAGATCAAAAATTCCAAGTCAGAAAGAATGCTTATTGACAGCGAAAACGAGAAATCTTATCAAGCTGTCAGAAACAACACAATCAATGAAATTGACTTGGACGCAGTAAATAGTGTTCCAATGCCAGAAAGATACAGAGAGGAATTTTGCAAATGAATAAAGAAGAGTCAACATCTTCGGTGTCAAGACAAAAGAAAATGACAGACAAAAGAATAAGACTTGGTTTGTGTCCTAAATGCGGAGAAAAGCAGGACAGGGACGGATGGTATTGTTCAAAATGTTTGAAAAAAAGAAACAGTTACCTAAAAGAATCTAGAGAGTTTTACTCAAAAATAGGTATATGTCCAATATGCTGTAAGAATAAACTGTTTGGCGATGAGAAATCCTGCATTGAATGCAGAGAGAAGAAGCGCAAAACAAGAAAAACAACCATAAAAGAAGAAGATAGGCAAAAAATAAGAGAACAAAAGAGAAATACTTACAGAATCAGAAAAGAAAATGGCATTTGCACAAGATGCGGAAAGAAAAAAGCAGCATATGGTCGCACAAAATGCGCTCTTTGCTTGAAGAAAGATGCACAGAATCACATGAAAATGGATATTAAGCCAAAAGAGCATTATATCAAAAGAATGACTGCTGCGCATCTGTGCCTAGACTGCAAAAAGCCTGTCGACAGGGAAAACAGTAAACTTTGTCAGTCGTGTTGGCAAAAGCATCATGATATAGGCGTAAAAAATGCCAGTGAAAATAAATATTGGAGAGGATACGACAAATTGATTTTTAAGAATTTTTAAGAATTAGGAGATGTGCTTATGAGGTTTTCAAAACTGACTAAGCCGGAACTTGATTATTTTTTAGAAAACGCCAATTTTACCGAAGAAGAGGAAAAAATATTTAAGATGCTTTCCAAAGGAAAATCAAGAAGTCAAGTAGGGTTAGAAATTTCGGTTTCTGACTCTACTATTGACAGAAGAATACGTGATATAAAATGTAAGATAGCAAGGGTAGGTGATGGGATATGCAATTGAGCGATTCCGATCTGTTGAAATTTGCGGTTGAAAATGGTATTATCGACATGAAAGCCGTGCAGGAACAGATCAACATGAATGAGCGAAAAAAATATCTTGACGGACACAAGTTTAGAAAATGGAAAGGAAGTGGTGGCAAGTATTACACATATCTTCCAGACAAGACATCAGAAAGCGGTAGAAAACTGCTGAAAAGGAGTACACTTGAATCTCTGGAAGATGGAATAGTTGATTATTACAAAGAACACGAGAATCAGCCTACATTTAATGAGGTTTTTGATGCGTGGGTCGAGCAGAAGTTAAAATACGGAGAAGTGAAATTGCAGACCGCGCAAAGGTATAAGAGCGACTATTTGAGGTTTTTTGCAAACTCAAGAATCTCAAATATGGAGATAAGATTTATCAATGATGATATATTGGAAGATTTTGTCAAATCGACTATACACAATGAAAATCTCACATCAAAAGGATGGGCAAAGGTTAGGTTGATTTTGAATGGTGTGTTTAAGTATGCGGCAAAAAGAAAATATACAGAAATCAGCATTACACGCTTTATGGGCGATTTAGACTTGTCGAGAAATATATTCAGACGCAGGGTAAAAGATCCTAAAAAATCAGTATTTACCAAAGCGGAAGAATATATGATACAAGACTTAGCATATAAAGCAAATGACGTAATATCTCTTGGAGTTGTTCTTGCATTTAAGACAGGTCTTAGAGCCGGGGAACTTGCAGCACTATCATGGGATTGTGTAACGGCTGATTGTCTGCGGATCAGAAAAATGGAAATAAAATACTTTGGTGACGATGGGAAAGAAGTATATGAGGTGGTTGATTCCACCAAAACAGAAGCAGGGGAACGAGATGTTATAATCACAGACGAAGCAAGGAAAACTCTCATGAGGTTAAAACGTCTCAATCCATTTTCAAAATATGTTTTTGTGAAAGATGGGAAAAGAGTTAAGGCAAACCATTTTTCAAGGCGTTTGTATCGTATGTGTAAAACACTTCACATAGAGCCAAGGTCGTTGCACAAGGCAAGGAAAACCTACGCTACAAATTTACTTGATGCGGGAATACCTGAATCTATCATAATGCAACAAATGGGACATACGAGCATAACAACAACAAAAGAATTTTATTATTACAATAATCGAGCCGTGAAAGACGTATCATCTATGTTAGAAGCGGCAATTTGCCCAAAAGGTAACCAAGGTAATCAAAACAAAAAGTACATTTTTAATGGTTAAAAAGCGGTAAAACCGTTGTAAATACTTGCTTTTTTTGTAGTCCGAAAAGTGAAGAATAAATCCCGAGTCGGGGTTCAAATCCCTTTTCCGCTACTAACAAAAAAATACTTTGAGAACCTTGAAACCCTTGAAAACACTGGAAGAAAGGAGAGACTGCACGGCTTCATCTTTTAGAGTTTTCAAGAGAGGTAATCAAAAAAGTAGTCAAAAGTAATCAAAAATCGAACGAATGTTCGATATTTTTTTGCCTTAAAATAATTTATCTAGGTTTTGTTATATAAAATGGCAAAAGTTCTAGGATTTGTGATAGTTTTTTGACAGGAATGTGACAGTTGCCTGTCTTTTTTTTATGCAAAAATTTATTCATAACATAGGAGGTGCATAAAATGTTTTCAGAAGAAATTTTAGAAAAAATAAGAAACAAAGAAGAGGTTTTGCGTGTTCCATTGGTATTCCAGTGTGCAATGATTCATGCGATACAGGAAGTTTTGGATGAGGAAAGAGAGGTAGATGTGGATGAACAACCAATATCAACAACCACAGAATAATTTCCAGTACAATCCCGGCTACAACGCATATCCCTACAATCCTTGGGCGAATTTGCAAAGAATGCCGCAACAGGAACAATTTCAAAACATTTCACAACCTGTTCAAGCTGGAATCAACGGCAAAATTGTATCTGATATGAATGCAATTGCCGCAAATGATGTACCAATGGATGGATCAGTTGCTATATTCCCGAAGAATGATTTATCGGAGATATACGCAAAGCAATGGGCGTCTGACGGAAAAATCTCTACGGTCGTTTTTAAGCCTGTTCAATCTGAAAGCCCTAGCAATTTATCGGCAGATGAACAAAAAGCGAAATTTGGGCTATCTGATGATGTTACAGAGGTATTTATGCAGAAGTTCGATGAATTATTCGAGAAAATAGAACAGATTGAAAAAAGCATCGGTAAAAATTCCGCTTCAAAAACAAGAGCGGTAAAAAAGGATGGTGAGTCATAATGAATCCTATGAATATTATCAAGAACAAAATTATGAATGATCCACAGATAAAAAATAATCCTATGGCACAGAATGCTATGCAGATGATTCAGAGCGGAAATACGCAGGGCTTAAAATCTATGGCAGAAAATATGTGCAAAGAGCGTGGGATTACAGTAGAACAGGCAAAAGAAGAAGTTATGAAATTATTTAATTGATACATTTTGGGTCGTGCGCACATTAAAGACAGTCTACCCGATGTAAATAAAATTTACGGAGGTAAACAAAATGTTCAATGGAAATTCACCAAGTCTTGCTGATATTGCAGCAGTGACAGGCAACAATCGTGATGATGGTTTTCTCGGTGGTGATGGGATCTGGGCAATTATCGTATTTGCTATGATCTTTGGCTGGGGCGGTTTTGGCAACGGCTGGGGTAATGGTGGAAACGGTGGTGCTACACCTTTTGCAGCCGGGGCATTAACTCAGGCAGATTTACAGAGAGGATTTGACACGCAGGCTATCGTTGGAAAGCTTGACGGAATCACAAATGGAATCTGTGATGGGTTCTATGCAGCAAACAACAATATGCTTACTGGATTCAACGGAATTAACACCAATATAATGCAGACAGGCTATGGCATTCAACAGGCTATCAATGCGGACACAATCGCAAATATGCAGAACACAAATGCTTTGCAGTCTCAGCTTGCTAACTGCTGCTGTGAAACACGTGAAGCTATTCAGGGCGTAAACTACAATATGGCACAGAACACCTGTGCTTTGCAGAACACCATGAATACAAACACGAGAGACATTATCGACAGTCAGAATGCAGGAACTAGAGCTATCCTTGATTACCTTTGCCAAGAAAAGATTTCTTCCTTGCAGGCAGAAAATAATGACTTGCGCAGAGCGGCTTCGCAGGATCGCCAGTCCGCACTTCTTACTACGGCAATGTCTGCACAGACACAGCAGATTATCAATTCTGTGAACCCACAGGCAGTTCCGGCCTATGTAGTTCCTAATCCGAATGCTTATGCATACGGATGTGGATGCAGCACAGGGTGTGGCTGCTAAAAGTAGCAGCTACGCAAAAATGAATAATTGAGTATCTTAATTGAGTTTAACTCGATTATGTCTGCTTATGCAGTATTACAATTTATGGCAAGGGGCAGGCTTTAAGGTTTTCCCCTTGCTTTTTTCGTACATTGACAATCGAATATTGGCTGATGATTTTTGGGTTTGAAAAAAATAAAACAGTTGCGCCCCACAAAAGAAAGTGCGCAACTGTACGGATAACAATCAATCCACAGGGATTGATATGTGTATTTTATCAAATCCCTGCGGAGAAATCAAGAAAAATGATTATAATTTGAAAAAGTGCTTGACTAATATATGTGTGACATTTATAATATAGGTGTGACAAGAAAGGCGGTGATTATTATGTCACCAGTAGGCAGACCTAAATCTAACAACCCTAAATCAAGTAGGTTTAGCATCAGACTTGATAGGGAGACAGAAAACAAGCTGAAAATCTATTGTGATAAACATAACATCACAAAAGGCGAAGCTGTTAGAAGAGGAATACACCTACTTTTAAGCAAAGAAAAAGAGTAGTCAAGCATTACTTAGCGGTAATTGACTACTCTAAGAGCGAGATAACTCTCTATGAAATATTCTATCATAAGGGTTATCTCATTTCAAGCAAATTTTGGAAGCGAGGTAGAATCCATGAAAGATGAAATTATCAACAAAATTATTCACAATCTGAAAAACACAAATGAATACTTTCTAAAGTGCATACTTGCTTATACAAATGTATTGGCAGATATAAAGGACGGTGCAGAATAATGGGCGAATTATCTAAACTTGAAACAAGAACACCTATTTAGATTGCACTCGACATTGACAGTGACGGAATGACAACAGCAAGAAAGCTATATGCTTTCTTGGAATTGAGAAAAGAAGATTTTTCGAGATGGTGTAAGACAAATATAACCGAAAATGAATTTGCCACGGAAAATGAAGATTATTTGCGATTCTTCATTGATGCGGAGACGCCTACTGGTGGTAAAATTCAGAGAACAGACTACAAACTTACTGCACACTTTGCCAAGAAATTATCTGTAAAAGGGAATAGTGAAAGAGCGGAACAGGCAAGAGAGTATTTCACAACCATTGAAGAGAGAGTAAAGCAAAAGTCAATAGACAGAACGCAGTTATCGCCACAGCTTCAAGCACTGTATGGATTGATTGAAACGCAAGCAAGACAGGAACTAGAGCAGAAGCGACAGGCAGAGCAGATAACCAAGGTTGAGCAGACGGTCGATAACATGAAAGAGATATTTACACAGCCTATAGGTGACTGGAAGTCAGAAATCAATGCTAGGGTGCGAGAAATATCGCTAAAGAGCAATATCGAATATGCAACTTTGTATAATCACCTTTATGCAGAACTAGAGACAACTGCACATTGTAGTCTTAAGCGGTTGCAGGAAAACAAGAAGAAACGCATGGAAAAGGCAGGAAACACAAAAACTGCAATAAGACAGGAGACAACCAAAATCGCAATTATATATGAAAAGCCACAGCTAAAGGCAATTTTTGAAAACATTGTCAAGAAATACGCAATGCGGTATTGTGCATAGTATAATTGTTTCGAATCTGAAAACCATCAGCCAATATTTGGTTGGTGGTTTTTTTGATGGAAGGAGATGTTATATATTATGGCAGAATATGTATCAGTTGCAACACAGGAAGTTGCATCAAATGGAAATGTTGTATTTACAAACACAGCAGTTAAAGGCTCTGGCTGTATCCAGCACAGAGAGGGGAGCGGAATAATCACCCTGCGTGGACTGACAAATCAGTGCAGAGCGAGATTCTTTGTTGATTTTTCAGCAAACATTGCGGTGCCTACTGGTGGAACAGCAGGGGCAATTTCTTTAGCAATCGCAATTAGCGGTGAGCCTGTATTATCTTCGCAGATGATTAGCACACCTGCCGCAGTCGAACAGTTTAACAACGTATCCGCAGGAATTTATGTGGATGTTCCGAAAGGATGTTGCATAAATATCGCTGTAGAAAATACAAGCGGCGTTGCTATAGATGTGGCAAATGCAAACATCGTTGTCACAAGAGAAGCGTAGGAGGTGTATAGCTATGGATGTTAAGAGAATGCATGACATGATTGAAAAGATTTCAGAATGTGCAAAATGTGAATTTGACAAAGGAATTGAGTGCATTGATACCCAAGAGATGGGGGAAGTTGTCGATATGATGAAAGATTTGTCAGAAGCTATGTATTACAGAACTTTGACAAATGCAATGAATGACTTCGATCCGTATGAAACAATGGAAATGTTTGAAAGATACGGAGACGGTCGCAGACATTATGACAACTACAGATACAAAACCACAGGTGAGTATGCTCCAAAGGGCAAAGGCACTTACGTTGGCAGAAGAGGTTATGAAGAGCCGCCTTATTGGCATATGACTAAAGATGATTATGACAGATGGTCAGATATGCCTAGATCAGAGCGGATGCGTGACCTTGATCGTGCAAGCAGAAGAATGCACTTTGCCGAACCGGTATCTCATGGTATGGACTCTATGAGCGAAAGTCATTATGATCGTGCAAAGAGAAACTATACAGAAAGCAAAGAAATGCATAAAGACAATACTATGCACGACAAAGAAGCAAAGATGAAAAGTCTTGATGATTATTTGAAAGTATTTTCAAATGATGTAAAAGACTTAATTAAAGATGCTACGAACGAAGAAAAAGCACTCTTTAAGAACAATATGACAGGATTGATGAACGCAATGTAATTTGTTTTCTCTGAATTAAGCGGCTGGGGATTATTTCCCCGGCTGATTGCGTACAGGGGGCGATATTATGGTTTTTTATATTAACGGTACAAATTGGCGTGTTGTGTTTGTAAAGCCCAATAGCGAGGCAATTAGACGCACTGACGGAAGTTATAGTGTCGGCACAACAGATGCAAATACACATGAGATATATCTAAATGAAAATCTGCATGGTGATTTTTTGAAAAAAGTGTTTATTCATGAAGTATGCCATGCGATATGTATATCTTATGAAATTTATTTGCCGATCGAGCAGGAAGAGTTGTTGTGCGATTTTGTGGCAACATACGGAAAAGAAGTGCTGGACATTGTAGAGATGATGTTTGGCGCGGTTAGGATGGTATCATGAGTATGATAGATGAGATTTTAAGATTTGTGCAGAGAACAAACCCAAATATGACAAAAGCTGATCTTCTGTATCAAATGGGCATAACTAAATATTCGGCAAGAGCATTATATATTTCTTGTATGAGCAAACCGTATATGTTAGAATCTAAAGAAAAAGGCAGGAGGATTTGTTCTAATGGGAAAGATTGACATGGGTTTCATCAAATTATCTTATGAGTGCAGTGATTTGATCGAAGAAATCAAGGGAGACATAAGCGAATTTGGCGAGGAACTGGAAGTATGCGTTTTGGTAAAGGATTTTCATGGCTGCAAGATTTATAAAGAGTATGATTTTGTGGACACAGTGTTTGAGCCTTTACACGATGATGAATTTATCGAGAAGATGACAATAGGAAAATTGTTAGAATTATGTGAACAACAGAATAGTATATTTTAACGAAAAAAGAGCCAATGGAAAGGTCTAAAATCCGTTGGCTCTTTTCTACTTATCTGTTTTGTGCATGATTATATTATCATGTTTTATTTTATGTGTCAATACACAAATTAAAATTATGTTGAAATTTATTTTATTATATGTTATGATATATTTAATGATACAAATTATAATGTATCATTGTTTATTTTTCACAATATATGTATTGTAGCATACGCACACACATGTGCAGTTTGACGAAAGCGAGGTGCGCCGCCAATGGATATGGAAATATCTGTAAACACAAAAAACGATGTTATGAGAGAGCGTTTTCTTCTCGGTGCGAAACTTACAGGCAAATACGGCTTTCCACAACTTCCCGCGGTGATTGTCCATGCAGACGGCTTGAGATCCGCGCCATTTAATCTAGCATTAAAAGAACGAAATCCGAAAGAGTGTATTTGTCATTTCTTTATTGACGATATGCAATTTGAGAGAGTGTGGAACAACCCGGACAAATACATTCCAGCGTTGCAAAATTTCAAATATGTCTGCGCTCCAGACTTTTCTTTTTACGAAGATATGCCGCTTGCGATGCAAATATGGCAAGTGTATAGATCACGTTCGCTTGCTTGGTATCTTCTGATAAATGGCGTAAACGTTGTCCCTGTTGCTGGCTGGAGTGATGCGAGGTCCTTTGAGTGGTGCTTTGATGGATTGCCGCAGCAATCATCTATAGCGATTTCTTCCGTTGGTTGCGTTCGTGATGATCTGTCTAAAAGATGTTTTTCTTCCGGATATAGTGAACTGATCGAACGCGTGAACGGTGCAAGGGTTGTTTTGTTCGGTGAAAAAATAGTATCCGGGAACGTGGATCAGTTCCCGGCTTTTTCAAATGAGATCCAAAAAAGAATAAAAAGGGGGCGATAGAATGGGCAGCAGATCGGGAAAAAAGAAAAGAACAGCGGATATATACGGCGTTAGAGCTGTGCGCCAAACAAAAAAAGACGAAATAAACGGAGTTACAGTTATTAGATCACGTTTCAAATTTGAAAAATACAAGAAGAAAAATATAAACAGGAAAAAATAAGCCCCCATTTCTGGGGGCTTTGCTGATGCGTTTACTTTTTTGCGATTAGATCGCACGTTTCAAAATTATTGTAAATTTTTCGACTTTTTGTCTTTTCTTTTCGTTTTCTGCCTTGCTTATGCTGGAATCATCAAAAACAACACTATAGCCGCTATTTTTTAAGGCTTTAGCCATTTCAAAAGGATTGATTTTTGGAAAGCTGCATACATACTCAATGCAAATCATTCTTATTTGTCTGTGCTCTTTTCCTAGTTTTTCTAAATTCTTCTTATAAATATTAAATATTCTTATTTCCTTTTGCTTTGCTGTTTCATTCATCATGATTTACACCTCCTTATTTTATTCCGTGATTCTTTCAAATATGTCTATTGTCTTGCAATCGTTTTCTCTTTTCCTCTCGGCTTTGCTGGCCGTTGCTTACTTTTGGCAAATCTCTATAACTTCGCTACCGTCTAAGAATATATAATTTCCTTCGATTTCTAATTCCCTGCCGAATGATTCATAATCAAAATAACGTGCTACGTTGTCAGGTACATTTTCCAAATATCCACATTCTTCTACAACCTGATATGCAACGTCAGTCATATTCTCACAATCGTTATAAATCATATAATCGCCACTGTTTACCTTGTCTATAGCTTCATACAATGTATAGTCTAACTTCTGTATTAAAGCCTTTACAACCTTGCTTTTTTCTTCGTCCAGTTCTTTGATCCGTTCTGCTATGTCGTTCAGTTTGTCGATATTCTCATACTCTCCGACTTCGTATAAGTCGCACTCATAATCCGTAATGAAGTATTCTTCGTATTCTTCATTGATTCCGATACGCTCAAATACTTTCTTGAGTTCTTCCTGCGATGCTGGTAATTCTACCCATTCGCCTATCAATTCGCCTTCGTTGTACTTTCCTAAGTTTGTTAAGAAGATTTTCATTGATTTTTACCTTTGGACCGTGTTATAATGGTCCTACCTTTCTTATTGATTGGTGGCGATCGTGTTAGTTTGTCAGGCTGTAGCGATCGCCTTTTCTTATTTACAAGTAAATTATAGCATAGAAATTATAAAAAGTCAACATATATTTTACAAGAATAAACAAAAAAACAAACAAAATAAAAAAACACTTGACAAATTGACGGACGTATGCTATTATGTGGATAGTGGAAAGGAGGCGGTTAAAATGTTCCGAAAACTAGTAAAAAAAAGAATGGTTGACCTGGAGATAAACCAAGCGAAACTTGCCGAAATGATCGGGCGATCACGGCAAGCGTTATGCATTTCTCTAAAAAATGATAATTTGAGAGAAAACGACATGCGAAAGATCGCGGATGCAATGAATTGTGATCTTGTTATCGAATTAAGACCAAGAGACGGAGAATAGCAGCGACCCCCAGTCGATCGACTGGGGGCTTTTTTGTGCATAAAAATACCCCAGTAAATTTACTGGGTTTTTATTTAGCTAAAATATCCGAAATCGCCTTGAACGCCTGTTGTTATTATCATCTTTCCGTCATTTCTTCGATAAACAACGCCACAGCCGCCGTCTAAAAGTGACCATACAAGCCACCCTAACGGGGCCACTGGTTCTTTTGTCTTATAATCAACAAACGCATAACGCGGATCAATGCCGTTCTTTTCTTGATCCAACGCGTTCTGTATGATCTCTTGATCTGTTGCCATTAATAGAGATCCGTCTTTCTTTCTTCCTAATACTCTCATGAGATCACCCCCCTACATTTCTACAGGAACCACAACAATTCCTGTATCCTTATTTAGTTCTGCAATCTCTTCTGGGGCGAACTCTTCGCATCCGATCAACATTCCGTCGACATACAATTTACACGTTTTCATTTTACAATACCTTTGATCCATGTTATAATGGATCTACCTTTCTTCTAGTGAGGTGCGGCAGTCGTTAGCTTTGGTCGGTGAGCGGCTGCCGCTTTTCTTTGTTTCTGTAATTATAATGTCATATTATATGCTTTTTGTTAACATTTACCTTACAAAAAGCAAAAAAACTTTACAAAAATAAAAAAATACTTGACAAAAAAGGAAGATCATAGTATCATGTTTATAGATTAAAAGAAAGGGCGTCCAAAGGACGTATGGTGAAAGATCATGTATAAGATTTACAGAAACGAAGTTGAAAAATTAAACCCATCATTCCAAGAAAGGGGAGAAATCGTTTCTTCCTTAATCGAAAAAAAGATTGTCGATTTGGACGAAGAGCCGGAAATGTGGAGAGAGTGCGAAAGCCTCGAAGATGCCAGAAAAGAATTAAGCTATTTAGAAACATACGTTTCTAAAATATCCGGACCAGTTCACGGATACGGAATTGAACAATATTATATTGTTCAAGAAAATAAGGATACTGTAGATATAATTGATGTATCAAATTGGAATCAATTTGATATTATCGAAATCGGATCGGAATATATTTTTTCCGCTGTCGGATTAGGTGACATTGTAGAATATATGAACGACAAAATTCGTGAAGATATGCACACGAATTTTGAAGATTATAATACTGACGGAGAATGGTTGACGGAATACGTCAATAGAGATCCTGATTTTGAGGATCTGCTGCGCCAAGAATTTAATATTTTGGATATGTAAATAAAAGCAACCGGGCCGGGGCGGATCCCCGGCAGAAAGAGAGGACATTATGAATAAAATTGCAGAAATGCGCCGCAACATGACAGCGGCGGGAGTTTATAGCAAGGAAGATATAGATAAAATCTGCAAGCTGGAAGCCCAGTATCTCAAAGAATGTGAGGAAATCGCGGAAGAATGCGAAGCAGAAGGCTATCCGCCTTATGGCAATAACTACGATTTGCGTTGTTCTGACGAAAGACGCTATTATGATGAGCTGATCGAAAAAATCGACTCAAAATATGGCGAGATGGAAGAAAAAATCTTCCTGTAAAAATATTTGCCCCAGTCAATGAATGACTGGGGTTTTTAATTATAAAATTTTTATAAACAAAATATAAAATAAAAATAAAAATGCCTGTTTTCTGACGAGTGTAACGTCTGTTGTGCTTATAGTTACATATGTATATATAAAATGTTTGTAAATGTATAATCGTTCGTCAGATAATACTTGTATAGATGTGATTATGAATATTTGATAAAATTTATAATTACAATAGCTATACTGCTTGCGGACGGTCAACATTCGAGCAATAACAACTCTATATGAATATAATATTACAATAGTGGTATAATGTTTTGATTTTTTCAGATCATGCAAAAACGATCAGCCCCAGCCGTTGAATTTCAATACATTTTAGATATTTGTAAACATTATGTATACATTTTTGTATAAAGCCCCTATATAATATATATATAATTTAAATAATAATATTAAATATATTAATATACATATAGGCTGACTGCCTATATATTATATTTAGCCACTACTATATTTAGCCTATATGTATAGGCTGACCGCCTATACACTAAATAATAATTTAATACCAGCCCCTAATATGGGGGGCTGGTTATATAATTTACATAGTGGGTAAACCCACTACATAATATAAAATATTTATATACAATAGCGGGTTATCCCACTATGTATATTAAACTATATACCTATATGGTGGGTTATTAGATATATAGTTACACACCTAAATAATTTATATTTTTTTCAAAATACCCCTTGACAAACAAAAAAATCTATGATACATTTTAGCCACAATCAAATCAGGCGTTGATAGATTGCTCCAGCTGACCGAGGCGGATATAAGCGATCGCTTGAGGCAACGCTTGACAGTATATGAGCAAGGACGGTCATTTCATTACATGGGTTACACGCTCGCAAGAAAGAATCTACCGGGGATAGATCCGGCTACAGGTTTCTTTTTTGCGGGCGTTTTTTATTTGGCGATCAGCCGGAAAGGGGGCAGAAATGAGCAGTGAATTTTACGAAGTAAAACAAACTATTACGTGTGTCGAAGATATGCCCCCAGTAGCTCGAGATATCATAAAGAATTACTGCGATGTGTGGGGATTCGATGAATTTAATCTAACACCCAACGTCTGGCGAGATGTATTGACTGAGTTAAGAATAAAACTATTTGAGCCGTGTAAATATACGTATGTAGAGAAAACTACTTCCGGTGGTTATGATATACCAAGTGTAGAGTGGATCTATAATAATATATATAAGCGTATATGTGATATGCATAATAAAGAGTGTAGTATACATGGTTTTGTTACAATGGTGGGTATCGGTAAAGATCAGCTGTATAGATGGCAGAATGGAGAATATCTAAGTGGCCGCCACAGCGATTTATTGAATACTATAAGGGATGACAACGAGGACAGCCTCTTTGGTTTGATGCAGCAAATCAGAAACCCTGTTGGCGTTCTTGCAAAGCTGAATAAGAATCACGGTTGGAATCTACCAGGAGCAGGCAGAACCAATGAAACAAAACCTGTTATTTCTGCATCAAGCCTACCAACGGTGGAAGAACTTCAGAAAATAGATCAGCCCGGAATAGAGCAGAACACAACATATAGTGGTGACAATGGTGGCACACACAATATATAGTGGTTCATCTCTTGGATAAACCGGAGTTTATCACAGAGAGTTTTTCGAATATATGTTCAAGCACGCAGGGTGCGTTACAAACTGCTGACCCCCACCCACCCCTTATGATGGCGGCAGCCACACCCCCCCACTAAGTCCCAAAAATATTCTCCAAAACAAAAGTGGGTTTACTGAAAGGAAATTATAACATGAAACGAATTAGAGTGCAAGATTTAATGCTGCTAAAGCTACATGGAGTAAAGGTTGTTCACATTGTATTTGGTTTGTGGGCTGTGCCGGAAGTTGTGAAGATACGAGGTAGCAAGGTAAAGCATTCAAAATATAGGCTGTATAGGCTTGAGTGAGGAGATATGAGATGACAGGAAACGAGTACCAAGAGTTGGCAATGAGGACAAATGATGGCTGCGAAACTGATAGGCTTGCAGGCATGGTAGTAAACGCTAAGAAGGGGGCCTGTGATGCCGGGGGACTAATAAATGGATGTCTGGGGCTTGCATGGGAATCCGGAGAGACGTTGGACATGGTAAAGAAATGGATTTTCCATGACAGCGAACTAGACAAAGACCATTTGAAGAAAGAATTAGGTGACGTCATGTGGTATGTAGCCATGATATGTTACGCTATGGGATTTGATCTTGATGATGTGATGCAAACAAACATTGACAAGTTAAAGGCAAGATACCCGGGTGGATTCGACACATATCGAGCCAATCATCGTGAGAGGGGTGATGTGTAATGGCAGAAGTGCAAAGCTTTCTGCTTGATGACGATACAGCGAACATTCAGCAGTTTGTTGTGGATAAATCGAGTATGCGTGTAGATGATCCGGTGAATCATCCATCACATTATGAGACAGGAAAATTTGAGTGTATAGATGTGATGGTAGAAACAATGGGGATTGACGCAACAATGGAATTTTGTGTGTGCAATGCTTTTAAGTATCTGTATCGTCACAAGAGAAAGAACGGCATCCAAGATTTGGAAAAGGCAAAATGGTATATTGAAAAATATATTGATTTGCAATCGGTGAAAAATGAAAATAGGTCATAAAGATATTGACGATGAATGCACAAAATGTGGACAAATGCTTGAATGTAAATTGTTCCGTCAAGGGCATGGAATTGGATTGGAAAGAGAAAACGTAACTGAAATGTTAAGGTGCCAATTTAGGCACGAAAGGGAGAAGCATAATGATACAGATGTTAAATCAAGTAGTTAGGCTGCTTTTGTTGATCCATGAAGAGAATCTAAGTATTATGGCGGCGGTGTTTCAGAAAGATGTTGCGGACAATATCGCAAAAGAAGCAAACGGTAGTGTAAGAGAGATTTTATTTGGAGAAGAAGCAGATACTACGGCACGTCAGCCCCCGGAAGATGAAGAGACTCCCGAGGAAAAATAAACGTGTCACAAGCGTTCAGATAATAGCAGACTACTATTATCTGTTGCCCGGGTTGGCTTTGCAGGTTCGAATCCTGTGCCGGGTAATTGCCATTTTTTGGCGTATCTTATACGGGTTTCATGTTGACTGTGTAGGATAATAGTCCTTTCTCCACCTAGCGGAAAGCTGTTAAGGACCGTCACAAGGTCCGGGTGGTGTTTGTGAAATTCAAACTGGGATTTTTCGTTTCTTTTTTCCTCCCAGCAGTTATAGCCTGCACTCCATAAAAAGACAAACTTGAGTGTTTGTTGGTGGTCTGAACAGGGAAACCGCATACCCTCCCATTGACTTTGATTCCTGTTGGTTGTCATTTTCCCATGTGCGGTAGTGGGTTCGAGTCCCACACAGACCAATCTGCAAGGTATGACCCAAAATACTTTGTAGTTGTCAACGGATAACCTCCAATTATCTGATTGTAAGGGACATTGGATTGCTTGAAGTTGCTATTGCCTTTGCAACGGATGGTATTGCGGATCGTTTCCGCAAGTCCCTTTTAAGTAACTGTAAACAGTGCATATACAATGTGTATGTGCAATTTTTTTATAAGTAGGTGACATATGAAAAGTAAAATTTCACAATTTATTTACAACAAACTTACGAAAAATAAAACAAAAATTTTGATGTTTGCAATCTCCTTTGATTATGAAAAATATAAGAAAAACGGAGAAAAGGGATCATGTGATTTGTGCGCACATCCTGCACTTTTTGAAGATGAGAATTTCAAGAAAATGGCAGAAGATTTGGTTGATTATGTACGTGCCAACCATGATATGGAGAAATTTACACATTTGTAGAAAGAATTTTTATGAGAGAAAAAGCTATAAACGGTAAATACATAGGCAATGCAATTGGATATTGTCATTGTGATGCTCATAAAGGGGCATTGAACAGGGAACTGGCATATAAGCATAAATGCCTTGCAAAACGCTGTAAATGGCTTGAAAAGTACAATGAAGATGTGTGGAGACCAAAAGAAAAGTGTTTTAGAAGATAACCGACCGGTAAGAGTGTTCCGGCCGCTAACCTGTAAAAGTTTTAAGGCAGAGGTGTAATACCTTTGCTTTTTTGAAAGTGAGGTATTTTATGCCAAGCGAAGAATTAAAAAAAGCAGTAAGCAGTTATGAACAGTTTATAAAAACAAATGGAATAAGTGAGGGAATCATAAAGGCTTATTTGCAGGCCGTTAAAGTTGCTGTCGAGACTGAAAAAGAATCTAAGTATGGTCTATATATTTCTGCACGTGTAAAGCAATTGATTGAACAATATGTGTTTTCGCAGTCAAGGTGCAGCGTGTGGGATTTGGAAAAGTATGCTTTTGCAAGAAAAGAAAAATATGCAATCATAGATACATATTATGAGATTCTTCTAATCGAAGCACGACTGAATATTGTAGATAGTGCCTTGCAGTATTTGGAGAAAAACAGAGAGCCAAGAGAACGGTTTTATATGCCTAAGCGAAAGTGCTTTATGCGTATAGGGCTTGTAGAAGCGTTGCAAGGTATAATAGATGATAAATACGACATATTATGTATCAGTATGCCGCCAGGAACAGGAAAAACAACAATAGAGAAGTTTTTTCACGCATTGGTTGCAGGGTGGTATCCAAACGACTTTAGCTTGTTTTACTCGCATAGTGGCGATATTACACGAATGTACTACGATGGAGTGTACGACATTGTCACTAACTCGCAAGAATATACATGGGGTGAGATATTTCCAGATCTACAAGTTAGTGGAACGAATGCAAAGTTAGAGCAATTTAATGTTGGTAAATATAAACCGTTTCCGTCTATACAATGTACTTCTGTAGGCAGTAAAAATGCAGGAAAAGTACGTGCGTCCAAACTCTTGCTAATTGACGATATGATCGGTGGCATAGAAGAAGCTATGAATCCAAATACGTTGGATAAGCTGTGGGGAAAGTATAGCGTAGATGCACGTCAGAGAAAAACAAATGATTCGAATGATAGGCCATGTAAGGAGATCCATATTGCTACAAGATGGAGCGTACATGATGTAATTGGCCGAGTGCAGAGAGCATACGAGGGAAATCCTAGAGTAAAGATAATCGCTGTGCCGGATATTGATCCAAAAACCAAAAAAAGTAATTTCGATTTTGAGTTTGGCGGTTTTACGGTAGAATTTTTCGCAGATCAACAGTTGCTTATGGATGATATATCCTACAGATGCCTATACAAGCAGCAGCCAATTGAACGAGAGGGATTATTATTCCCAAGTGAAAAACTTAGAAGATATATGAATTTGCCGCATGGTGAAGCAGAGATCATAACAGCACAGTGCGATACAAAGGGAAAAGGTACTGATTACTTTGTAATGCCTGTATTTGCACGATATGGGGATGATTATTATTGCATAGACTGCGTATGTGATAATGGAGCAGATTATGAAATGCAATATGAAAATTCTGCAAACTTGCTTGTTAGAAATAATGTGCAAGACTGCGAATTTGAATCAAACTCTGGTGGTGATCGAGTTGCACGAGAAGTGAATAAAAGAGTTGAAGAAAAGGGTTGGATCTGCAACATAACGGATGCTCCAACAGAGACAAACAAAGAAGCAAGAATATTTCAGTGTTCGTCTTGGATTTTACAGCACATTATTTTTAAGGACCCGGACAATTATAAACCAAACGATCCGTATGGAATTATGATGTCGTTGTTGACAAGATATTCTGTATCCGGGAAAAAGCAATTAGACGATGTTCCAGATGTTTTGTCAAACTTTGCCTTAAGAGTAACAGAAGTAAAGAAAAAAAGAACTGCAAATATTCTATCGAGTATGATTTAGAAGAAAGTGAGGGAGTTACAATGAGTACAATTGAGTATCTGATGCAAATATCAAAGATCAACTGTATTATCAACAACAAATTATCGGAAATTGCAGAAATGCGTCAAATGTCGCAAAGCATTACTGGATCTTCTGGCGGTGAGCGAGTACAAACAAGTCCAGAACCAGACAGAATAGGTGCTATATGCGCTAAAATTGATGAAATGGAACGAAAAGTCGATGCTTTGATTGATGAATATTACGATAAAAAGCAATATATATTAAGGCAGTTGGAAAGCTTAACGCTTATGCACTATAAAATCCTTTATATGGCATTTGTGAAAGACAAGACTCTGTTTGAAATAGCAGATGAAATTGGATATACAGAAAGACACACAACAAGAATTTACAGCGAAGCACTAAGAGAGTTTGAGGAAAGATACGGAAACGACTATATGTCTTGAAATGTCCGTAAATGTCCGTAAATGTCATTGAATGTCATAAAATACTGTTATATAGTGTAAATGTGAAAGAGTTTAAGAACTCACTTTCTCATACATACTCCTGTGTATGCTCCCGCAAAATTGTGGGAGCATTTTTTGAAAGGAAAAATAATGGGCAAAACAATATATTGTCCTGCCTGTGGTCGAAAAGTCGCAACGTGGGACGGAAAATCAAAAATAAACAAGATTGCACGATGCAGAAAGTGCAACAAAAAAGTAATTTATGACATAGAAAATCAAGAAACACGGTTAGAAAAGTTGCCGGAACGGCAATCATCTAGCGGTGTTGTTTTTATTTAGAGAGGTGTAAACAGTGGCAAGACATATGCGTGGTCGAACAATGATAACAACAGATGAAGTTGTTATTGACGAATCAAATATCTTGGATGTGCTAAGAAGATCACACGCTTTGCATGTAAAAAATGCAAATGACATCGAATATTTGATTAACTACGAAAAGGGAGATCAACCACTCCAACGAAAAAAAACTTACAGACCGGATATAGATTGCCAGTGCAGCGACAATGTGGCAAATGAAGTCACAGAGTTTAACACAGGGTTTAAGTGGGGAAACGCAATAACGCTTGTGCAGACTGGAGACGGTTCGGATGAAGAAATATCAGAAGCTGTATCAGAATTAAACAAACAGTATGCAATGGCTAGGATCAAGGCGAAAACGCAAGAGTTGGGAAGATATGTAGAAATCTGTGGTATTTGCAACGTCTATGTTGATATTAACATGGACTGGAGAAAAGGAAAGTCACTTTTTGAATTAGATGTGTTAGATCCTAGAAGTTCATTTGTTGTAAGATCGAGTTATTATCCGGACAAAAGAATCATGCTTGGCGTCACATACAGGCATGACAGCATTTCTGGAAACACATATTACACTTGTTACACAAAAGACCAAAGATTTGAGGTTGTAAATCTACAGTCGGAAGTAACATCACCTAGCAAGTGGGCACACATGGAAAGAAGCGGTGAAGAAAATCCGCTTCATATTGTTCCAATAACAGAATATATCAGATCTTATGACCGAATGGGAGCATGGGAGAGATATATTGATGAGATGGACAATTTGAACCTGCTAATATCTGACTTTACAAACGATGTAGAGCAGAATACGCAAGCAATGTGGCATACGAACGATGTAGATTTTCCTGTTATAGAAACAGAGACGGAAAGCGGTGAAAAGGTTGAAGAAGTAAGAAAGCCAAAGTCGGGAGAATGGTTGCAGACATATACCAATCCAGACGGAAATACGCCTTTTGTAAAGCCACTTGCCATTGATTACGATTATCCGGGTATGTTGGAAAACATACAGTATAGAAGAGCAATTATTTTGCAGAAATGTAATGTTCCTGCAAGAAATGACAATACGTCTGGAGCAACTGGAGTAGCCATGAGTGATGCAACAGGATGGTCACACGCAGAATCAGCGGCGGCGAAACAACAGTTGATAACTGATTCCAACAAATTGGATGAGGTGGAAATTGTATTATCTGCGATCAGAGAAAATCCAAACACTCCGCAAGACAGCCCGTTAAGGGACTTAACAACAGCGGATGTAGAGCCAAGTATTAAACGTCAAAAGACCTATGAGTTATCGACAAAATGTAATTCCATCGCAACATTGATAAATACTGGCGTAAACGGAAAAGATGTTTTCAACACAATACCTTTGTTTGACGATCCTAACGAAGTTTGGGAAAACAGCAAAGAAACGATAGAAAAGAATCAAAATCAAAATGCAGAAAACAAAGAACAATATGATCCTAAGAACGACAGGATTATGAGCGATTTGTCCGATCAAGTGGAAAATAGTCCGTTGATTGACAAGAGCAGAACGGAAAAGTGATGCCTATGACAAGTAGATTTGATAAGCTGAATAATTTGTCGATGGACTATTCAAAATATTTTGGAGAGATGGCATTGACAGATGAGCAGAAGAAACAACGGATTGCATTTTCGAAACAAATGGAAGATGTGATGTTGTTTCTTTTTGAGTTATTGGACGTAATGGCAGACTTTGGGAGCAAAGACGAAGAATACGTCAAGAAAGAAATTGCAACGCGTTATTTGAGCGTTCTGATGGCTTACACAGCTATTGATGATTTCTTCAAAATGTATGCTGATTATTTTTCGGAAGAAACATTGAGAACGACATTAGAAAACATAGATGCCGAATGGATCACATCTAATGATAGGGCAAGGCTAATCGCAGAAAATGAAGCAAATACATCATTAAACAGAGTTGACTATATAAACGCTGTTGCAAGCGGAAAAACAAGAAAACAATGGATCACCATGAAAGATTATCGAGTAAGGAAAACGCATCAAGTGATTGACAATAAGGTGCTGCCGATTAACGGAGTATTTATTGTTGGTGATAGCATGATGTACTTTCCGAAAGATACATCTTTGGGAGCAGGCATGGAAGAAATAGCAAATTGCAGATGCTCCGTTAAATATTTATGAAATTAAGCCTAAGCGAAAGCAAGGGCTTTTTTATTTGGTGCAGAGAAGCACCTAAAAAAACACAAAATACAGAGAAGTAAAAACACAAAGAAAGTAAGAGGTAACAAAAATGAGTGAAGCAATTGATGTAACGACAACAGAAAAAAATGATCCGGCTGTAGAAGTGCAGGCAAAAAATGAGAATGAAGAAACTCCAACAGTGGAAGAACTTATGGCGCAGTTAGCAGAGGCTAAAGCGACAGGAGCAAAGCAGAAACAGGCATTAGACAAGGCTCTTAGAGAAAAGGGAGAAATCACTAAGGCTTTAAGAGCAAAGCAGACAGCGGAAGAACGTGCTACAGAAGAGAAAGAAGAAGCAGAAAGACTGCAACGTGAGAAGTATGAACAGGTTGAAAAAGAACTGAATCATATGAAAGCAGTATCGGCTTATAAGAGTTTGTCTACTGAAAAAGCGGTTGAGAACCTGATTGATGCAATCTCTGATGGAGATCACAATGCAGTCGCTGCATTGATTGAAAACGAAGTGAAATCGGCAGTTGCTAAAGCAGAAGCAGAGTGGAAGAAATCACGTCCAAGAGTAAATGTTGGCGGATCATACACTGGCATGACCAAAGACCAGATTATGCAGATTGAAGATCGTGCGGAGCGAAGAAAAGCAATTGCTATGAATCAAGAATTATTTTGCTAGGAGGTAGAATATGGCAGCAGAAGAGAATTTGATTAAGAAAGAAGATCTCAAGAGAGCAAGAGAGATCGAGTTTGTGGAAAGATTTGGATATTCCGTCAAGAAGCTGATGGAAGCACTTGGAGTAACAAGAAAAATTCCAAAAACATCCGGAACAATGTTAAAGACGTATAAAGCGTCCGGAACTCTGGTAGATGGAAAAGTAGCAGAGGGAGATTTGATCCCTTTGTCTCATTACAAAGTAGATCCGGTTTCCTACAAGGAGATTGTATTGCAGAAGTGGAGAAAAGCCACATCGGCAGAAGCGATCAGCGAAAAAGGTTACGATCAGGCAGTGGAAATGACAACGGATGAAATGCTTAGAGACGTACAGAGGGGAATTAAGAAAGAATTTTTCGATTTCCTTAAAACGGGTACAGGAACAGCAACAGGCGTTGGTTTCCAGCAGGCATTAGCACAGGCATGGGGACAGTTGCAGGTTCTTTTTGAGGATGACGAGATTGAGCCTGTATTTTTTATGAATCCGCTTGACGTTGCTGATTATCTTGGCAAGGCAAACATTACCATTCAGAACGCATTTGGTATGCGCTATGTGGAAGATTTCCTGGGATTAGGAACGGTTGTTTTTGCCAAGTCCATCGACAAGGGGAAGGTCTATGCAACTGCTAAGGATAATATTGTGTTGTATTACATTCCTGTAAACGGTGCTGGATTGGACGAGGGATTTGTATTTAGATCAGACAGCACAGGACTTATTGGTATTCACGAAGAGGCAGATTACGATCACATGACAGTGAAAGATGTTGTTGCATCTGGAATCGCTATTTTTGCAGAAAGAATTGATGGAGTGGTTATATCAACCATTACACAGGCAGAGGGTACTGCTGTAACTGGCGAGGGTACTACTGTAACTGGCGAAGATACTAAAAATACAGGAGCATAATAATAAGGAGTGGTCAAATGTATAAAGTAATACATTTTTTCACAGACTTACAGGATAATTCACACCCTTATAACGTGGGAGAAACATTCCCACGTGAGGGTGTTTCAGTAACAGCAGAAAGACTGGAAGAGTTATCGGGAAATCATAATTTGCAGGGAAAACCACTTATACAACTTGTAGATGATTTTTCAAAATATATGAATGCCCCGGAAGAAACTGTGGAAAACAACTCATATTCAAAGGATGAAATTGCCAAAATGCCAGTTGCTAAATTGAGAGAACTGGCAAACGAAAAAGGTATTGATAGTGCAGATAAAAGCAAATCAGAATTGAAAAAGATTTTGATGGAAATTTAGAGGTGATCGTAAATGGATGAATACACCATACTTGAGCAAGTGAAGATTCGCTTATTGCATTATAAGGTGAGTACAATCGAGGGTGAAGATGTGGTTGTATTCGATCATAAAAACGAGAACTTGTTACTCGAACAACTTATAAAGCAAGCGAAGCAAAAAATCAAAGAAATCCGAAAGTATCCATCGAATTATACAGATGAAATGATAGAAAAAGATCTGAATAACTATGAAAACATAGTTGTTGATGCGGTTGTTTACTATAGATCGCAGGCTGGAGAGTCTTTCATGAAATCATATACTGAAAATGGAATATCTAGGACTTGGATTGACAGCGGAAAGTTGTTCGATACTGTACTTCCAATATCGCATATTAGCTAAAAAAATCTGATTTTATCAGTTTTTAGAAGATTGTGCGTTATCGTATTGCTAATGCAGGTAATATGATAGCAGGCGGCACACACTAAAGGGTGGTGGGCGGTGTGCCAAAAAAAAGAAAGGCGGTATATGATTATGACGATAGAAATTTCGACAGCAATCATTATAAGCGTTTTATCTCTTGGTTTTTCCGTCTTTATGGGTATGAAGAACAGCAAGCGAACTGACAAAAAAGATATCGAAGAACGTGTTAGAGAAAACACCAGAATAAACATGAAGTTGGACAATATCAATTCGACAACGCAAGATATAAAGTCAGAGTTGTCTAGTGTTCGTACAGACATCCAAAAGCATAATGACAAAATCATTATTTTGGAACAGAGCTGTAAGCAGGCACATAAAAGAATTGATGAGTTAAACATCCGATTAAACATGAATGAAGATGATGAGGTGAAGGCTTATGAAAAATTGGAAAAGTTGGGCAAAAGCCGCAACGATTAGAGCAGTAAAGACAATTGCACAGACTGCGGTTGGTGTGATTGGAGCAAGCACAGTGTTAAGCGGTGTTGATTGGAAAGTGGTTGTTTCTTCTGCGATTCTTGCAGGTGTTGTTTCAATGCTGACAAGTATTGCAGGACTTCCAGAGGTAGAGGACAATGCTTGAAATCAATAAGCAGGAAATGAGATATTCAAAGCAGGAAGAACGAGTTACCATCTACAAGCGTGATGAAAACGGTAACATTGTGTATGAATCTTATAAAGATTCAGCAAGTGGTTCTGTGATTTATTACACAGATGAAGATGGTAACAAAATACCAAAAATCCTAGGAGAAAAAGTTGGTTTTTCAGAGCCAACTTATTTTTATGCAAATATCAGCAATAAGCTAAGCGAAGTATTAGTAAAAGAGTTTGGTATTGATGATTCGTCAACATATGTTCAGATTGTCACAGATAAAGGTGAACTGCCAATAAAGGCAGGGGACGTTGTTTGGAAACAATCAGATCCTACTTATACGGAAGATGGGCTTGTTGATGAAAAGAGTGCTGACTATGTATGCAAAGGCGTTGCTGATGAGGGATTGACGGTTGATTTGTTTTTACTGCAAAAGAATGTCAAATAGGAGAAGCAATGAAAACAATCAGTTTCGGCTTAAGCCAAAAATCCATACAAAATGCAATCAAGGAACTGCAAAAACTAAAGCAGGAACTTAGAAAAAAGACAGATCAGCTTGTCAAGGAATTGACCGAAGTTGGAATACCTGTGATCGAAAAGAATATGCAGAAAGCAAATTACACATACGATTCAAAAGGTGTGCGCAGCGGTTCTGACACAGAACATTATACGCATGTAAAAATCAATGCGTTTGATACAAAATCAATTGCAAATTTGATCGTAGAGGGAAAAGAGGTTCTGTTTATTGAATTTGGAGCAGGTGTTTATTACAACGGATCAGCCGGAGCGAGTCCGCATCCAAAAGGACAGGAATTTGGATTTTTAATAGGTTCATATGGAGCAGGTCATGGACAGCAAAAAGTGTGGGGTTACTATGACGAAACTGGAGAACTGGTAATGACGCATGGTGTTGAAGCAACAATGCCATTGTTTAAGGCAGAGCAGAAAATCATAGATGAATATGTGTCTGTTGCAAAGAGGGTGTTTGGCAAATGAACGAGTTGAATTTGTGGGCATTAGAATTTGAAGATACAGTATTTAGTCTTTTTTCTTATGCCTACAACAAAAAATTTAAGAAGAAATACAAAGATTTATACATAACACAAGATGAAGAACAAGACGGTACGGCAATTTTCCCGACTGTACTTGTAAAACAGATTGATTTGAGAGAAGTTGGAAGAGATATTTCCGGGAATACAATAAACGGAATAGATTCAACATTTCAAGTGACCATTTCTTACAAGGGAGATAGGGAGAACTTGAAAGAACTCTCAAATTATGCAGTTATGTTTTTTAAGTCGAAGAAATTTGGTGTTTCAAGTGTTTTTTATAACATTTCAAACAAAATACGCACTGCAACATTTAGGGCATCTAGGGTTGTGGGAGCAAATGACACATTAGTATAGTACCGGGCGTACATTTTGAGTGCGCTCGCTGACCACAAAAATTTTAGTGGTAGAAAGAGAGGTAAAAATGGCTGATGCAGGTATTAGCACATTAGGTGTGCAGTTTGGCTATGCGGTTGAAACAACGGCAGGAAAAAAGCCAACAACTTTTAAACAGCTAACAAGAATTAATTCCATTCCGGGAATTACTATCGAACCAGAACAAATTGATGCGTCTGCTTTGGAGGACAAGGTAACACGATACGTAAAGGGTCGTGCTGACACTGGAGGCGCAATTGCCGTTGTAGTAAACATTACAACGGAAACGGTAAAAGAATGGGAAGAGCTTATCAGTGCTTATCAGGCAGCTACTGGTGACCTTAGAATGTGGTTTCAGTCATATGTTCCAGGACTTAACAAGTCGTTCTTCTTTGTTGCGCAGCCGCCAGAACTTATTCCGGAACCAGAATTTACGCAGAACGAATTACTAACAGTCGAAATGAATTTGACGATTGAAGAGTATATCGGTCTTGGAGATGCAGTTACTCTTCCTGTTGAGGCAGCATCGGGGGAATAACTGACCATTCGTCAGAAAAAACAGAGGCTGTGACGAATGGTGAACAAAACGCCAAAACAGCCAATATGGATTATTCATCTTATTTGAATGATTCGGAAAAATAACAGTAAAAGAAAGGGCGGTCTACGGACCGCCCCTTTCCAGTATAAATACTGGGGAAAGGTTAGGAAAAAATGTATAAAACAATTAAAGTAGATGGAAATGATTATAAGTTACAGTATTCAGTAGAAGCGGCAATGTACGATGAGTGTACGGCAAAAGTCATTACTTTAATGACGGCTATTGGAGATGAGAAAGAAGATGAAGAAAATCTTAAAAGTAAAATCAAAGAGATTTCAAGTATCCCTAATTTGGCAGTATCTATGTTTTATGCGGCACTTTTACAGCACCATGGAACAGAAGCAGGGGATGGAACTGTAAGAAGCATTTCAGAAGCAAAAAACATTTTAGCGAGATATATTTTAGAAAATGATAGCGACTTTTTCAGCGTTGTAAATATGTTGCTTGAGCAGATGGGCGAAGATGGTTTTTTCAAACTGATCGGACTGGAGAAGATGATGCAGTCCGAGGAGGAGCAGAAAAAGGAAATGACCGAGAAGAATTAACATTCGCACAGCAAATCGAAAAGAATCTTTTGCCTGCGGCATTGAAAGCAGGAATAACGCATAAGGAATTTTGGCAAATGACGCCAAAAGAAATAAAAATGCAAATAGACGTGTATATTGAGACAAAAGAAGAAGAATACAAAGCAAAAGAACATGAATGTTGGTTAAACGGTATGTACGTTTTACACGCCTTGGGTGCGGCATTTACCAAAAAGGATTACCCAAAAGATCCGTTAAAAGAAGAAAAAGACGGAAAGACAAAAGAAGAAAAAGCAAAAAACAAAAAGAAGAAAATGTTAGATTTGTATGTTGCCCAAATGCTTATCAGACAGGCTAACTTTAATTTGAGTAAAAAGAAAGAGAGTGATAGCAATGAAGAAACAGCATGACGTAAGAATTGACAGATCAAAACTGCATCCATGGCTTGACTACAAACTTACTGTATTGTTAAAAAAATGTGCTAAAAAGGGGATTTATCTCATCATCACAGAGGGATTCCGCACAAAGGAACACCAAGATCGGTTGTATGCAAAAGGACGCACAAAGCCGGGCAAGGTAGTGACGAATGCAAAAGGAAGTACATACTCTAGTCAGCATATGTGGGGAATTGCGTTTGATATTGCGATTCAGTATAAAAAGGATCTGTATGACGTTAATACGATCAAGAAAGTAGCAAAAATTGCTAAAAGTATTGGCCTTGGATGGGGTGGAGATTGGAAAACAATTGTAGATACTCCACATTTTTATCTGCCGAAGTGGGGAAGTACAACAACGGAGTTGAAGAAGATTTATAAAACTCCGGATATGTTTAGGAAGTCTTGGGAAAAGAAAGTAACAAGAGATAAGGGATTGTTACTATGGAAAGCAACAACTAAGTTGACAGGAAGTTACTTGCGAATCCCTAAATCTGCAAAAGTAGAGGTTTTATTCGTAAAAACGGATAAATGGTATGCTAAAGTACGATACAAGGGAAAAGTAGGACACGTAAACAAGAAATATTTAGGTTAAAGAAAAGCGCACCTTTATGGTGCGCTATTTTTTTGAAGTGTGAGGTGCGAGAATGCCAGAATTAGATAGTTTAGAATTAAAAGTAGAAGCAGATGCCAAAAAGGCAGACTCTGCACTCGACAGCCTTATTGAAAAACTGCAAAATTTATCAAAAACATTAGGCGGTGTCAACACAAATAACATAAAGAATATTGCAAGTGCAATAAACGGAGCGACAAACAGTAACGGAATAAAGGTTGCGCAAAAGAGCGTTGATAATCTCAATAAATCAATAAAAAACATAGGAAAAGGTACAAAATCAAAAGACATTGAGATCATAAGAACAGATGGAGCAATAAAGAATCTTTCGGGCTTTGAAAACGCATTAAAAGAATTTGATTCATTCATCGAAGAATCTGGTAACAAGGTATCTAAGAATGGATTTTTAGATACGCCGTTGCAAAATCTGAAAGAGAATTTAGCGCAACTTAAAAAGCAATTTCCAGAAGCAAAAGAACTTATCCAGAGTTATCAAGAAGAGATTAAAATGATAAAAAATATGCAGGCAAAGTCTGCAAGCACTGGAAATGCACAGAAGTTGAGCGGATATTCCATAGAAAATGCACAAAAAACATTAAATGCAGCACTTGGAAAAAGTATGCCGTCAGCAACGACAAAAAGTGTATCTGGAATGACAACAAAATTAAGTGGACTAAAAACTGCTTTATCAAGTGTTGCCAAAACAGCATCTGCCAATATGTTTAATAATTTTTCAAATGGCATAAATAAAGCAAAAACTGCATTAAGTGGATATATTAAAAATGCAATCAGATCAATAAATGTTTCTAAGGGGTTCAAAAGTATAGTCGGACACGTTAGAAATTTGTATTTTTCGTTCTTATCATTACGTGCAGTTGGCGGAATTTTGAAAAAGTCCATTACATCGGCAATGGATTACATAGAGGAATTTAACTATTTTCAAAATGCAATAGCAAAAATTGCAAACGAAAATAAAAACAATTACAAGAAATACGGATATACAGATGCAGAATCATATGCAGATAGTTTCCAAAGCAGACTTACATCCTTATCATCTAAAATGACAGGGTTCGACATAAGTAAAAACGGAGAATTAAGCAATAGCGGAAAGCAGAGTTTAGGACTTGACGTAACAGAAGTAACTAATTTCCAGTCGAGAATTGCACAAATGACTAATTCTGTAGGAATGTTTGGAGAAGCATCTATTGTATCTGCAAAAGCACTTACAATGCTTGCCGGGGATATGTCATCATTAACAAATGTTGATTTATCAACAGTAATGAATAACTTTTCATCTGGTCTTTCCGGTATGTCCATGGCATTGAAAAAATATGGTATTGACATTACGAATGCAAGTCTGAAACAGTTAGCACTTAGTTTAGGCGTAAAGAAAAACATAACAGACATGACACAGGCAGAGAAAGAATATTTGCGTGTTATTGCTATGGTGCAGCAGTCTAAAGTATCATGGGGTGATCTAGCAAACACAATCAATCAGCCTGCGAACCAGTTTAGAATGCTTAAAACAAACATTTCCCAGTGTGGAATGATGCTTGGAAGATTGTTTATGCCGACGGTTGCAAAAGTGTTGCCATGGCTTAATGCTATGACAGGTGCAATTAAAGACCTTATACAGCATATCGGAGATTTGTTTGGGATAAAATGGGCCAACAGCAAAAAGATGAATGCAGGAACTGATGATTCTGGATATACCGACATTGCGGATAGTGCTGATAATGCGGCTGATTCTATCGGAAATGCGACAGACAAGCAAAAGGAATTTAATAAGCAGCTACAAGGTTTTGATAAATTAAACAATCTTACATCATCAAAAGACAGCGGAAACAAAAAAGGCAACGGAAACGGTTCTGGTGCAGATGTAAGTGGTAAATTGTCAGATGCTCTTATCAAGGCAGTAGAGGGATATGAAAAGCGTTGGAATAAGGCGTTTAATGGTATGTCAAACAAATCTGACGAGTTAAAAAAGAAAATCGAAGATTTGTTTAAGGGTGCATGGCTTACAAATGATGGAACAGAAATTGGAAAAGCCGTTGCAAACGTGTTAAATAAAGGCATAAACTGGGTAAATTCAAATACGTCCACTTGGACATCAGGACTTAAAAAGATTGCAACCATTATGGGTACTGCACTTAACGGTTTTGTATCTACTTTTAACTGGGATGGTCTTGGAAAAGCAATAGGAAACTCTATCAAGGGTGCGCTAGAAGCAACACAGACGTTTTTTGATACGGTAGACTGGACAAACCTTGGAAAAGGAATTTCAAAGACCTTAAATGCGGCAATTAAAACCGGAGTAATTCAGCAGTATTTGAAAACTGCGGCATCCGTACTTAAAAGTGCCATCGAGACAGCATTTGGTGCAATAACGACATTTGATTTTGCAGGTCTTGGAAATGCTATTGGACAAGGTATCAATGACTTTATTTCAAAGATGAATGAAATAAACAAAAAGACTGGTCTTAATGGATGGCAGGAACTTGGAAAATCAATATCAAGCGGAATAAGCGGAATTGTAACAACCATTACCACAGCATTAAAAAAGGTAAAATGGCAAAAAGTTGGAGATGCTATAGGCGAGTTTATTTCTTCTATTGACTTCAAAAAAGTTGCATTGGATATGGGAAAATTGGCAAAAGAGTTATTAAATGCAATTGCAAAGTCTATAAAAGGAATCGTTGATAAAGCCCCAATTGAATCAGCTATTGCAGCATTGTTTGTAGGTCTTAAATTGGCAGGTGTTGGAAAAGCAATAACTACTGCTCTTAATGGTAAAAATATAACATTGGGAAGAATTTTGGTGGGTCTTACATTGACAGCGGCAACATTTAAGTTTTTCAATTCCGACAATATTCTTACAAGTGCATTTTTAACACCTATTTTGGCGTTTATTGCCGCTAAAACATTTGGCATAGCTACACCTTTAGCATTAAAAATACTGGCGGTAACAGCGGCAGTATCGTTTGGGTTTAATTTTGGAAAGCTAATAGGAACTGCAATATCAAAAGCAACAGCCAATACAGACATGGATCAATATAGATACAATTTCAAATTTTCTGATTTATTCACGTATTCACCTACGGAATGGATAAAGGGATTTATGGATTGGTTTAACGACACAAAGTTAAAAGCTGGTCTGCAAAAGGTATTAAGTGGAAATTTGAAATTAAAACTTCCGATTTCCGGCTTTTCGTTCCCGACAAGAAGCGAACAAATGACTATATTGCTGAATTATTGGACTGCCGCAAAGAAATTGTGGGGAAACAAAAAACTTATTATAAAATCTTCAATCACAATGGCTCAATCGTTATTCACTGGAGCGTGGAAAACTGCGAAGAAATTGTGGGGAGACAAAAAGTTAAATATTAAAGGATCAATCGACATGAGGAAACCACTATTCTTAAATGCCTGGGAAGTTGCAAAGAAATTTTGGGGCAACAAAAAATTGGTAATAAAAACAATTTTATCCATTGATGAAGTAAAAACAGGCATTAAGGCAATGGTTAAATTTGTAAATGCAATGATCATTGATCCAATTAATGCGATAACCAATGTAAAACTTCCAAAGGCATTAGGTGGCGGCAGAATACTGCCAAAACTGAAAAGAATACCAGTACCAAAGTTTGAAAATGGTGGATACCCTAATAAAGCTAACTTATTCTGGGCTAACGAGTATGGAAAGCCTGAGTTGGTAGGTAGACAAGGAAGTAAGACAGTGGTTGCAAATAACGATCAGATCATCAAAGGTGTTTCCGAAGGTGTATCAGATGCGGTATACAATGCAATGAATCCAGTTTTGACAGGATTAGCAATTGCAGTAAACAAAATGAATGAAAGCAAAAATGGCAATGCACTTTATGTTGAGGGTGTATCTGATGGTGACATTGTAAAGATTGTAAAAGCCGAAAACGATCAATACAAGAGAACCCACAACGGAAATCCATTATTTGCGTAGATTTTTTTGCAAAATGAGTGTATAATGAAAAAAATAAAAATGGGGAGGAAAAAGAAATGGCAATGATTAGATGTATGGAATGCGGACACGGTGTTAGCACAACAGCAGAAAGATGTCCAAATTGTGGAGCAAGGGTCGTAAAGAAAAAAGCAAATAGCGGTGCCTTGGATATTATATGTTTAATAACCATGGTGCTTGCTTGCTTTATGATTTTAAGTCCATTTGCTCTTTTAGGGTATTCAATAGAACTTATATGGATGATTGTATATCAGATAATATATAGATCGGCTATTAAAAACCCAGAGTTGGACAGCACATCGCTGAAAAAGACCAGAAATACGGTAGCAATATTGTTTTTGCTAAGTAATTTTGGCGTTGTTATAACCGTAATGTAGAAGTTAAAATTTTCAAACAAAAACGAAGAGCGAATTTATTTTCGCTCTTTTTTTGTTACAAAAATACCGGCTGTCAATTGTTTGGCAGTCGCTAACCTTTAAGAATGAGAGGTAGTAATAATGGCAGGATTTGTGTTAAGCAAAGGTCTTGTAATGATAGCGACAGGATATGAAAACGGTGAATACAAATATACAAAGTTAGATAAATTTATTGCGGCAGACAATTTATCTATCACACCGGGAAGAGCGCAAGACTTGGACAGTTATGTAAATGCAAATGGATACCTAAAAAGAAATGTTTTGAAACATATGAGAGATGGAATATCGTTTAGTACACCTTATATGTCATATAGCAAAATGAGAGAATTTGTATCACTTCTGAAAAAGGGAATGAAACAGCCAAAATGTGCATCACTACCAGAGAAAAAGGTTAGAATTGCATACTTTAACGAATGGGAAGATGACTACGATCATGGTTTTTTCTATGTTCCAGATATTGAATGGAAATATGGTGGAACATATAAGGGAGAGCCAACATATCAACCGATAACAGTAGAATTTATAGAGTATTAAAGATCGAGGTGATACAATGCTTAAAATTACAGAGGAGCAGAAAAGCCCATTTTATCAATCCGGGTATTTCAAAAATTACAAATTTGCTTTTAGGGATGTTGGACTTACGATTGATAACGAAACGCTGCATCAAGAATCTGTGACAATAAAGGAATCAATTTGCGATGATGAAGATTTGCAACTTGGTGGTTGTGTCGCATCATCTTGTGAGTTTGAAGTTTCTGAGATCTTAGACACAGATATTGCAGGATTAGAGTTTACAGCTACGATAGAAGCAAGAGATGCAAGTGACAATATCATTTCTAGCGTTCCAATGGGCGTATATAGGGTGTTTTCTGCAAAACTTGTAAATGACACTGATTACAAGAAAGTTGTTGCGTATGATGCTCTATATGATGCAGGCGTTGATGTGTCAAATTGGTACAACAACTTATTTCCTGTATTGGCAACGCAAAGAGTATATGTAACTGGAGCATTAGAAGATGTTTGGAAACATGGTGAATACTCTATTGATTCTAGCGGAAATGCAGAGCCGTCTAAACTTGGAGTATCAGCAGATGAAAATCAAGGAATGACATATCTTGATACAAGCACAGGAAAGCTGTATCAGTCTATATCTGTAAATACTGGGCAAGAAGAGGAAGTATACCAGTGGACAGAAGTATATCAATGTGAGAAAAATTATAGAGATGAAGAGATTTATAAAAAAGTTACTGTAAAAGAGATGAGAGAATCTCTATTAAAACATTTGGGCATTTTATACGAAGTGCAAGACCTGCCAAACGACACAATGCTTGTAGAAAAGACTGTAGAGCCGTCAGAGGGGAGTTTAACAGGAACAAGCATACTGAAATACCTTTGCGAAGTAAACGGTGGATTTGGACGGATTAACCGCACTGGAAAGTTTGAGGTACTTATTCTTGGTAGCATGGGACTGTACCCAGAAGAAACATTGTACCCAGAAGAAGATCTGTATCCAATGAGCGGATCTGAAAACTATGAATATTTTGGAATGTCAGATGAGGAAGAACGACCTGAATTTAAGAATACAACTTACGAAGAATATATTGTATATTCTCCAACTTGTATTACAATAAAAGGAGATTCAGATGATTACGGAACAACAGTAGGTGACAACACAAGTAATCCATATGTTCTTAGCGGAAACATACTTCTTTACGGAAAAGGAGTAGAGAGTCTGCAAGAGGTCGGGAAAAACATCTTAGAATATTTGCAATATGTATCTTACAAACCGAACACAACAACCTTGCAGGGATTGCCGTATATGGAAGTTGGAGATATGTATTCTTTGGACAAACAGAACGATTCTGTAGACAGCTATATTTTTAGCAGAACATTGTCGGGAGTGCAGGCTTTATCTGATGAATATGTATCAAAGGGTAGCGAGAAAAGAACAAATGATCCATCGGTAAATAGTGAGATAACACAGTTACAAGGAAGAACTCTGAAAATCAAAAAGGACTTGGATGTATACAGTATTGAAATGACTAATATTGCAAAAAATACATCTACGAAATTCGAGCAGACAGATTCTACCATTGTTCTTAAGGTGGATAACAACGGTAATTTGTCTCAAGTAGAATTGAGCGGAGATCCTAACGAGGGTACAGTGTTTAAGGTGACGTCAAACAACATTGAACTTTCTGCTGATGATGTCTTAAATTTATTATCTGGTGGAACAATTGACATACAAGCAGGCGATGGTATTACTATATCAAGTCCAAACTTTACATTGAGCAAAGAAGCGATAAACATTATTACTGATAATTTTACGCTTGACGAAAACGGATCAGTTATTGCAAATGACATAACAATAACTGGTGGAAAATTACAGATAAAAGCAAAAGAAGATATTCCATATATTGAAATGGAATTGGAAGATGAAAATAGCGAAGAAAGTGTATCTGCTGGAATGTCACCAAGTGGAAGTTTTAATACGGGCGTATCATCTACTTGGGAAGAAAGAAGCTCAAGTGGATTGCTGACTTACTACAGAACACTTGTGTCTACAGAAAACAAAAATGGATCATGGGCAAGCAAAGTTGTAAAACAATATAGAATATCAGATAAAGACACATGGAGTACGGAAACAGAATATCCAGAAGCAACTATAAAATACGTATCTCTTTCCGGAGAAAAAATAAGCACGTTTACTTCTAGTAAAAATAGTAGCTACTTTCAGTGTGATGTTCCATTTTTTACGGAAATTGATTTGATGAATGATACTGACACAAAGTTTACGCTTGCTGATGGTTTTACATCAAATAGCGACTATTGGAATTATTTCAAAATGGTTGGAGCAATGGTGCAGTTATGTATAGATGTAAGAGGTACACTTGCTAAAAGTGCATGGACAACGGTTGCAAATTTTAACCACCAAGCATCGTTTGCAGGAATCAATTTAACACCAAAAGGATCAGATACGACCAATACAAGCATATTATATCCAATTGTAACAAGCCGAACAGGTAGCGGAAATAATGCTGTTGCAAGACTTGTGATAAAGCAAATGGAAGTAGGCGGTATAAAATTTGATGAATACTATACAGAGGTGCAAGTGTACCAGTATGGTGATACAGATGCAACGTGGGCGCAAATAAACATGACATATTGTATAGATGTGTCAACATTGACGGAATAGGAGCGTGAATTATATGGCATATACGAAAGTAGAATACACACCAGTAAACTGGAAGAACAAGTCAGAGGGGCTGTTGACTCCACTTGGAAAAAAGAATCTAAATGTTATGGATGAGGGAATTTCAAAGATTGCGGAACAGTTGGATGAAGTGTATCGCTCATTTGCAGAAGAAATAAGCAAAATACCAACAATGCAGACAAAGGTTGATGAGTTTGAAAGTACAATATCAGCACTTAATAGTACCGTGACTACATTAAATTCAGACTTTACAACTGTAAAACAAAATGTTGATACATTGAGTACAACCGTCACAAGATTAAATAAAAGCGTACAAGATAATGAATCGGCTATAGGACGTGTAACTGTTAAAGTGTCAAATGCTCTTGTTCAACCAAGGCTTATTAAAGCAGAAATACAAAATGGTGATGAATTTGATTTCTATGATTTTAGCAAAACAGTTGCACTTATTGTAAAGGGACATGCGAAGTTTGGAAATTCAACATCCGAATATTTTTATGAATTTATTCCATTTCAGGAAAAAGGAGTTTTCCCGGCAAAGATAGTGCCGCTTTTGATTAAAAGTGGAGTTACTGGTGTTGGAATTGACAGCATGGAAAATCCGTCAAATTCTGTAACAATTGGGTATAGAATAAGAATTAGAATAACTCCAGATGAAAATACAGGAACGGTTACTGTGTCAGAATATAGTGTAAAACCTAGCACTGTTGGAGCAAATGTAACAAAAAGCAGTTTTGATTTGTACGTACTTGAAACATCAAATTAAGAATGTGAGGTAACAGCATATGGCATACACAAAGGTAGAATATAATCCTGTAAATTGGAAGAATAAGTCCGAGGGACTTATAACACCACTGGACAAAAGAAATCTAAACAACATGGATGGTGCAATAAAGACTTTAGCGGATTCTCTTGATGTTGCATACAATGAATTAGATACAAAGAAATTGTCAGTAGATGGAAGTTATAAGATCATTTCCGAAACGCCAACATGGGATGAAAAGACTGGAATTTTAAGATTTAAGTTTTATGACGGAACAGAATTTATGGTGGATTTTAATGTAGAAAAAATCCCAGTATCTTTTTCCATGAATGAAAAAGGTGTAATCACAATGACAACGGAAGATGGGACTGAATGGACTGCCGACATTGGAAGTTTGACACCAAATTACGTTTATGATGATAATGAAAGAATTGCAGTCACAACAAGTAAAGCAGAAGATGGTAGCACTCACGTAAGTTTTGATTTGAAAAAAGGAAGCATTACAAATGATTATTTAGCAAATGATTATCTAGCTTCTATAATTGCGGAGACTGTAAAGGCACAGACTGCATCTAGTGACGCCAAGAAATCAGCAGACAGTGCTAGTGAAAGTGCTAGTAATGCGGCATACGATGCAAAATTGGCACAGTCATACGCTATTGGCGGTAGTGAAATAAGAGATGGCGAAGATTTAGATAATGCAAAATATTATGCAAACGAATCGAAGAATCAAGCAAAAAATGCTACTGATTATGCAATATCAGCTTCTGCAAATGCAACTGCGGCCAAGAAATCAGCAGACAGTGCTA